TGTAATGGTAATGTATACAGTGATGGCAATAGCCTTACTGCCTTTTATTTATAAAAGTTTTCGCAGATATGGAAATAGGTAAAAATTGTATTCATACTCATGAAAAATAAAGTATTTTCTGGAAAAGTAGTACATATTCAACGTCAGGAAGTAAAAAAGTATATACATGATGAGTCTGGGGCGGTAAAACGTGATGGATATGAAGTTGTGTGGTATACAAAAACAAGAGTTACATTTTTGCAACGGAACCGCTGGAAGAGATGGTATCTGCCTACGAAGCGGCAATCAGTGGCAAAATGCCGGATGTGAACGTGTTCAAGGGTGTTCAAATAGTTTGAAAATAAAAAAAGAGCGGAAGCCTTGATTTATAAGGCTTCCGCACAAAATTAAATAATGCGGAAGATGGGACTTGAACCCACACGACTGCAATAGTCACAAGATCCTTAGTCTTGCTCGTCTGCCAGTTCCGACACTTCCGCATGCGTCATATTAATTTGTTTCCGACAAGAAAGAATGATACCAAAAGGCGGGCATAATGTCAACAGTTTTGTGAAAAAAATATAAAAAACATATATTTCAAAAAATACGAAAAAGGTGTTGACATTTAAATGACGTTGTTGTATTATATGCTTTGTCAGCTGCGAGGCAGCAAAGCAAATTGATATGCAGGAATGGCGGAATTGGCAGACGCGCACGGTTCAGGTCCGTGTGACTATTGCAGTCATGAGGGTTCAAGTCCCTTTTCCTGCATTTTAATCAACGATGCAGCAGAACAACTTAATACGCAGGAATGGCGGAATTGGCAGACGCGCACGGTTCAGGTCCGTGTGACTATTGCAGTCATGAGGGTTCAAGTCCCTTTTCCTGCACCAGAAGGCGCGAATTTGAACACAAGGAAGCGGATCCTCCACTTTTTCAAAAAGGTGGTGGCCGTGGTGGTCAAATTCTCAAAATAAAGGCCGAGAAGGCGCAGAAAAAGCCCGGCGGGTAGTTTATACCCTCCGGGCTCTTTCTTTCGTTCTGTGGGCCTCTCAGGGCCTCACGTTTGCTTATTCCGTTGTTGCTCCGGTGTCGTCCCCGGCGTTCTCTGCCGTGGCGCTCACCTCGACGCCCTGAGCGGGCGCTTCTGCCGCGATCTGCTGCACGGCCGTGGTGGCGATCGTCGTCGCCACACTGGCGGCCGTAGCCGCTGCCGTAGTGGCTGCCGTGTCTGCGGCCTGCTTTGCGGTCGGGGCCTTATCAGCTCGGCACGCCTGCTCGATCTTCGTCTCGATCCATGCGTCGAAGTCGCCGTACACCTCGTTGAGAGCCTTCACCACGGTGTCACCGAGGATCTCCAGTGCCTTGTCCTTGGCCTTCTGGAAGGCTTCGAGCTGCTTCTCTTTGGTGAATTTCCCCTCAGCTTTGAGGGAGTCAACGAAGGTCTGAGCGGTAAAGGCCACGGCCTGCGCCACGGCGTCCACGGCCATGTCCATGTACTTGCTCACGGTTTCGTTGTCGATTTCTTTCTCGATCTGAGCCGTCTCACGACGAAGCAGCGCCACCATGTACGCCCCGCCCGCTGTGATCAGCAGGCAGAGGACGGGCACGCAGGCGGTTAAAATCTGTTGCAGCGTTTCGTTCATTTGTCATTTTCTCCTTTCTTGTCTTGGCACCTTGGGAACGGGCAAGTGTCGCAGTCGTGGTCACAATTCCATTCCCCGTCCCAGTTCACGAGCGCGTGGATCCATATTGCCATGAGGGCCAGTCCGAGAAGGGCGGCCCCCACGTTCAGCGCCGCCCCGATCATCTCAGCATTTCGTTGACGAGCTTCTGCACGGCGTCGTAGTTATAGCCCGCAGCCTCCAGTTGCTTCCTGCGGTCGGAGCCGTTGCCCCACTTCCCGGCGATAACTTCCTTCGCCAGCTCGGCGTTGGTCTTTTTCGGAGTGGCAGAGCCGGATCCGGTGCCGGGGATCCTGATCTTCTGGCCGACTCTGATCACGTTCGGGTTTGCGATTCCGTTGTATGCCGCCAGCTTCTTGTAAGTGGTGCCATAGCGGGCGGCGATCCCTGAGAGGGTGTCGCCCCTCACTACGGTGTAAACAGTATCGCCAGAGCCGCCGGATCCGGTGGAGCCGGAGCTGTTGCCTCCAGTGCTGCCGGAGCTGCCGCCGTTCTCGGCGTCGTAGTTCGGGCGGCCATAGCCGATAATATTCGACGCGCCCAGCGCATAGCTGCGGCGGGCCACCTGATCGGACGTGTTGCCCTCGATCGTGTGGACTCTGGAGCCGTCCACCTTCTCCACAATGCCGGTGTGGCTGGAGTTAGAGACGGAGCTCCCGAAGAAAATCTGATCGCCCGGTTTCGGGTCGCTGGTGTAGAACTGCCCCTTCTTGCGGTAGTAGCCCAGCGAGTAGGTGCAGCCAGCGCCAGCGCTGCGCTCAGGCTGGCAGAGAAGGCGCAGGGCGTCCTCGTAGCCGAAGGCGGTCAGGAAGCACCAGTCCACGAACATGTCGCACCACGCGAAGCCGTTCTTTTTGCCGTTGTACCACCTCGGCCACTTCTGATCAAAGTCGCGGGCGTATTTGGTGTAGTTCCCGTCCCCGGCGTTTGCCGTCTTGTCGTCCAACTGGCTGTTGGTTTCTTTTTCTTTGTAGCCGATCTCAGCGGCAGCCACCGCGAGCACGGCCGAAGCGTAACATTTACCCATGTTGTTGCCTCCTTTCATGGGTTCCTGCTGGGAGCCGGAGCCCCCGGCATACTTCGTGAGGTATTTCTCGCCGTAGCTGGCCCGCTTCACCTGCACGCTGGCGCTCTGATCGGCCGGTCGTTCGTACTTGGTCAGCACGGCGTCGGAGGCCGTGCGCACGTTCGTGGCCGTTTTCAGAGTAGTCAGCAGCCCGGTGTAGCCCTCGCTCAGCTCCTTGAAAAGATAGCCGAGTTGAGCCTCCAGATCACCCACGGATTTGCCGAGGCTGCGCACATAGGCCAGCAAGCCCTCCTTGCGACTCCAGTATGTCCACTGGGCGAGGCCGTAGCCTGCCGAGTCTCTCACGAAGTTGGTGTAGCTGCCGGAGTCCACGGCGGCCGTGTAGGCGTCGTCCGTGAGCCCCAGCTTTTTCTCGTATGTGTTCTGGAGATTATGGGGGTTGAGTGCGCTCTCGGCGTACAAGTTCCCCATGAGCCCGGCGGCCCCGTGGTCGCTCAGGCCCTTGTCTTTGAGGAAGTTCCAGATCCTTTCCTCGTTGGTGTTTCCTCTCAGTGCCATGTTGTACCTCCTTACAGTGTGTCAAAGTCCTGCGGGCTCTCCGGCTTGACTCCATGGGCGGCCATGAGTTTGATCTTGTTCTCTGCCTTTGCTTTGGAGTAGTAAAAGCCGGTGCCCGTTGCCATTTCGGCAAATACCGCCGGGATCAGGTAGGCCAGCGCCGAGGTGTCCATGGTGAGCCAGATCACGCGGCAGGAAAAGACGGTGATCGCCAGCGTGAGAACGCTCACGCCCACAAAAATGAGTTTTGAAAACTCCACCTTCTTGTGTTCTGCTGCAGCAGCTTTCAACTGCTTGATCTGCTTCCTGAGCCGCCGGTTCTCCGTCGCGAGCTGTTGATTCTTTTCAGCGAGCTGCTGGAGCTTCTCGGCCGGATCCTCGGCGGGCTCGTCCTCAGTGTAGAGAGGCATGTCGTACTCGTTGCGCACGGTGTCGCCTCCCTTCTCACTCGTGCATAGCCTCGACGCCCTGACGGGCGAGGAAGTCCTTCTGCTTGTGTTTGATTTCGGTTGCGTATTCCAGCGCAGCGTGCATGTCGCCATTGCAATGCGCGTCAGGGATCCGCTGCACGGCCTTGGCCGTGGCTTCGCCGAGCGCGATCGCCGCGCCTACCCCCTGAATGAGCAAGAGCTCGTTCTGCTCGCGTACTCGCTCGCGCTTTTCCTGAGCTTCCCGGCGCTCTTTTTCTTCGTCCTCCCGCTTTTTGCTCTGCTTTTGGATCTTCTGCTCAATGCACCAGAAGCAGAAGCCTGTGATCGCCGAGGGTATGCTTGCGGCGATCACTACCGTGAGAATTAAGTCCATGTGTTCACCTCCTGAGACGGTTCGCCGTCTTTGCGTTTGAAAATTATGTTTTGTTCGATCCACTTCTGGAGCCCATGCGTGGCACAATGGCCGAGCAGCCCGAAGTAGCTCTGCATTGTCGCGTCCACCGCGTCGAAGTCAATCAACCCCGCCTCGTATTCCTTGGCAATGTACCGCATACGCGCCTTCATCTTCTTGACGGCCGCCTTTGTCGGCTTGCGGTAGCCGGGGAAGATCCGGCAGCCCACGAAGGTGATCCCGTGCTTGACGAGCCCGATCGTGGTCTTGCTGTTCAGTTCGAGGTGCAGCACGTTGTTGAGGTAGCTCTCGATCAGGACGCGCCACTCGTTCAGCACCTTGGCGTCAGGGTGCAGCAGCACCATGTCGTCCATGTACCGGACATAGTAGTGGGCCCTGAGCTCGTGCTTGATGTACTGATCCAGCTCATTGAGGCAGACGTTCGCGAGCAGTTGGCTGGTGAGGTTGCCGATCGGCATACCTACCTCGAAAAGCCGCTCGGAGGGTGGCACCTCGTCGGCGCTCACTCCCGGCGGTAGCCCGAAGGGCGTGTGATCGCAGCAGACGATCCGGCGCATGAGCCAGAGAAAACCGTCCTCACCCGGATATTTCCGCGCTAAAATACCGAGCAGCACCTCATGGTCTACTCGGTAGAAATACTTGGAAACGTCCAGTTTTAAGTAGTGCCAGTTCTCCGGCTTGCGATCCACGAGGGTGCTCCAGTATTGCAGCCGCTCGGCTGCTCTGGTGGTGCCCTTGCCGACTCTGCACCCGTATGAGTGGTAGATCATGCCGTTGTCAAGCTCTTGGTTGACTTGCAGGTATATGGCCCACTGTACGACGCGATCTCGGAAGCCCAGCGCCATGATCAGCCTCTTTTTCGGTTCGTGAACGTAGAACTCACGATACCGTCCCACCTCGTAGCTGCGCCACATGAGGTCGTTCTGTATGCTGATCAGGTTTGCCTCCAGATTGGCCGAGAAGGCCGTCACGTCGTTGCGGTACCACTTTTCCTTTGTCGCCTCGTGGTATGCGTTGAGCAGGTTCTCCCACGAGTAAATGCGCTCCAGAAGGGAAGGGCGTTGTGGTTCTTTCATGTCGTCGCTCCTTCCTTGAATTTCAAAAATATGGCCCGCGTGTGGCAATCCTCGGTGCAGCCGATCGTCTACGGTCGCCACGCCGTAGATCCCCGGCAGCCCTTCACCTGCTTGCGCAAGATCGGCCAGCCTGCGCGGTTTGCCCGCCGCTCCCGGTGGCCTCCACCGGCGAGCCGCACGGGCGTTCTTCTTTGGCCTTGTCGGCCGGGAAATACGCCCCTTTTGCCTCATGTTTCTGCTGAGCCGTAGCCCGCAGATCGTAACGAAGGAGGCAAGAGCGGGCCGGAAGCCGATGTTCGTGTTCGAGTTCGAGCGGGCATTGTTGCCGTTGAGGTAGAACACGCCCGCGTTCGCACCGTTGTTCCAGTTGCCCCCGCGATACACGCAGCGCTCCCTTTATTCACGGCGTATTCCCCACGGGCGTGTCTACTCGTTCGACTTTTTCCAGCCTCCGAGCATACGCCCGATTTCGTTCAGCTCTTTGCTCCAGATCTCGTGAAGCCCCGGAGAGATCAGGCGATCCTCCGGCGAGACTGCCGTGTCTACCAGAGAGCGCAGCACGTCCAGCTTAGTGTCCATTTTGTCTTGGAGCTCTTGCCGGGTCTTTCCGCGTGAGCGGTTGGCCTCAATGCAGAGCTCCAGCATGTCCATATAGGCAGCCGTCATGTGCTTGCGGTACTCGAATTTTTCCGGTTTTCGCATGTTGGCGGTGCGCTCGCCCGTGCGTATCATAGCCCGGACTATGCGCTGCCTCAGTTGTAGATTGTCCATATTGCTGCTCCTTGGAATGGGACAGGGCGGCCTTGGTGGGGCCGCCCTGAGCCAGATTTTCAGATTGCCAGATTACCCGATTACCTCCGGGATAAAAGCGGGCCGGAAGCCGATGTTCGTGTTCGAGTACGAGCGGGCAGCGTTGCCGTGGAGGTAGAACACGCCCGCGCTCGCACCGTCGCCCCAGTCGCCCCCGCGATACACGCAGCGCTCGGCTGTGTTGTGGTTCCAATACATGTAGTCGCTCTCATAGTCGGCAGCAGTTGTTCCTTCGTCGGGAAGCAGCGCCAGAGAACGGAGCAGCACTTTGGCGGCTGCACCGATTGCAGCAGAACAGGTGACGTCACCAAACGGGCAGCCCTTGTAGTCGGTCTGCGGATTGCTGATCGCGTTGGAATACTGCCATTTATTGCTTACCCAGTCGAGCTTGATCGTGCTGCCGGAGAGCTTCTGCGCCGTGTCAGAGGTGTGGCACTCAGGTTCCACGAGAGATCCGTCGGCTGCGTTGATCGCCTTCCAGCAGAGGCTCGTCGCGTTCTGCGGGTTGTCGGGGTCGGCGGCGTCGTTGTTTGCGAGGATCTGGAGCTCGCCCCAGACAAGCCGAAGGCCACCCTGCCACTCCCAGACGTTGCCGTTCAGATCCCAGATCCCGGCGAGGGTCTTGTCGTGGCTCCACGTCAGCGGGCCGGTGCCGGTTGCCACGCGGCAGGTTTTCCCTTCGCCGTCCTTGTAGGTCGGCACGGCCTTGTAGTTGCTTTCGCGGGTGTCCTTCCCGTAGTTGTTGTTACCGTAGGGAAGGAAGCCGTTTTTCTTGCACCAGAGGGCGATCGCGGCCCACTCGGCGTTTGTGCTGAGGTGCCAGCCGTGGCCCTTGGCCTCGCAGGCGTTCCTTGCCGTGTCAAAGTTAATGCTTGCCGTTGGATCCTCGGCGGGCAGGCTATACGCCACGCCCTTGTAGTTGTGGGCCTGATACTTGCCGTACCAGAAGCCCTTGATCTGCTGGCCGTTCACAATGAAGGCCGGGTGGATCGAGTCGTTGCCGCCGGTCAGCACTTCGCTGTTCTTAAAGGCGGGAATATACACCATGACGGACGGCAGGTCGGTGTCGTCCACCATGACGGAGTTGTTCGGGCAGATCGTTTTTACTGCCAGATTGGTGAGATCAAAATTTGCCATTTTCGTGTGCTCCTTTCTGTTTACTCGACGCTCCAGAGGATCAGCTTCACCTCTGCCATGTCGAGGTCTTTCTTGGTACGGGTGGTGACTGCTTCCTCACCCTCGCCCTCGGTGTGTTCCTCATACTCTGCGGCCGGGATCTCGATCTGTGCCACATAGCGCCCGCCGGGCTGCACGCCCAGCATGAGGTCGCCCGTCCTGCTCTCGCAAATATCGAGCACGCGGGGCTCGTCGCCCTGATACTTTGTCACCTTGACGCTCAGGGCGTCGTCGTCGAAGCTGAGGCGGTAGCCGTCCTGCTCCCACTGGATTTTCTCGCCGGTGTTCTTTTCAATCACCTGCACGTCGTTGATTTTTGCCATTTTTACATTCCTCCTTGTACTCTGAGAATAAGGGTCGCGCTTTTCGCGCTGCCTTCGTAGGCCACTTTGAAACCGTTCGTCTGCTTGTCGTAGATCCTCACGTCCCCGACGTTGCCGTCATGGGCCTGAATGTCCACGTCCACGGTGTAGTCGGTGGAGTCCCTTGTCACCGCGAGGCTGATCGTCTTGGCCGAGTCGTTGAAGGGATAGCTCTGCTTGTTCGTCATTTCGACGACGTGCCGCTCGGTGGCGGTCTGCTGCTGGAGATCTCCGGTGGCAATCAGAAGAAGGGCGGCGGCGACGCTGGCGTCGGTGATCCCTTCCTCCATGTTGTTGAAGTGGGCCGCGCTCTGATCTGTGCCTTCCTGAATGATTTCCTGAGAGCTCTCGTCCTTCACTTCGTCGAGCCATTTCGTGCGCTGGTACATGTCTTGTTCCTCCTTTCTTTAGGGTGTGACTTCGTAGATCGGGATCGTCAGCTTGATCATGACTCCCTGCCCGCTGACTTTCTCGATCACGCGCTGCTGATATGCCGCCTGCTCCCCGCGCACGTCAATGAGCCGCGACTCGGTGATCGTGCAGGTGCGGTCGTTCAGCGTCGGGAAGGTTGCCATGATCACGAGGGTGTCGCCCTCGATCTTTTTCTGGTCGATACTTCCCTTGTGCCACGCGCCGCCCACCTGCGCCTCGACGTGGTGGAGAGAGCGGAGCCACTGTTTCCGGCGGTGGCCCATGAATGTGTCGCTAAAATACGCCATGTTGTGCCTCCTTTCGTTTTATTGCCCGCAGCGCCGGGTACCGCACTTCACGAAGGCGTAGGCCAGAAGCACGGCCTCCGGTGCCGCTGCTGCCATGTTTTTGCCGGTCACGCCGAGCGTGGCCGTGGCCGGATAGGTGCCGCAGGTTCCGGGCCCGGCCTTGGTGAAGGCATAGGGCATAAAAAGCGCGGCGGCTCCGGCCTCGATCTTGCTCTGGAGCACCTGCCCCAGAGTGCCGGGGCGGGGGCAGGTACCGGCTTTCCGTTTGAACTTGTACCGGATCCCCTCGTCCTTGCCGCTCGCTGCGACGCCTTCCTTCATGGCTGCGCCGAGTGTTCCGGGGCGTGGATAGGTGCCGCAGGCGAACTGGCCGGGCTTGGTGAAGCCGTAGAGGTAAATTTTCGCCTCCGGCTCCGTCTCAATGCTCGGCTTGATCAGGAAGCCCACGGTGGCCCTCCGTGGGACGGTACCGCATTTTCGGAAGTTGTAGCGGTACATTTGGGATCCCAGCGCATACTCCACGCCGGGATCCGGGCCTTGCTGCCAGAAATAGAAAACGCCCGCAATATGCGAGCGCACATTTTTGGCGGCTTTCACGGCCTCCACGAACTTTGCGAAGTTCACGGCGTCCGTGTGTTCGTTTGTGGTGAGAGCTACGAAGGTATAGGGGGTACCGTCCATTTCGTACCACTCCATGACGTAGCCCTCGCCGAAGTATGCGGTGATCAACTGCTCAACGGCCCATTTTGTGCCGCGCTTTCGTTTGATCTGCTGGGCGAGCTTTAGGGTGGCCCGTTTTTCCTCCAGCGTCATGCCGCCGGAGTCGTACCAGTCCACGTCAAGCTCCCACGCCAGTTCGTCGCATTCCGGCTCGGTCAGCTCGTCGATCTTGTCCCATGTCCTGATCGAGCTGATCCGTTTGCCCGGCTCTCCGATCAGCTTGTTCATGGCCTTGCTGAGCGCGATCGCCGCCTCGTCGTCCCGCATAAAGGCGGGTAGCAGCCTGATAAAATCCAGCTCTGAGATCCTCATGCCGCCCATGTTCCCACCTCCTTTAGTCTTTGACGATATGCTTCACTGTCTGCTTGCCGGAGAACTTCGCCACCGTTGTGCTCGGCAGTTCCTTGTATTCCGGTTTGGTTATGATCACGCGGGTGGCACCGGTCTGGCTCTCTGTCCAGTGCGGGCAGAGGATCAGCTTTTTGAGCTCGTCCGGGTTTATGTCCTGATCCAGTGTGGAGCTCTGCCAGTAGATATACCGAGCGATCGCTCCGTCCGGGCCTTCCACGTTCTTGACGACTTCGGACTCGTTGGCCTTGGTCGTGTAGTAGGTCAGCTCTATGTCGAAGTATTCCACCTTCGGAGCTTCTACCTGCACCAGATCCGTGAGTGGCCTCACGTCGTCGGCTGCGCAGGACGCCAGAACGGCGGCCAGCACGTCCTCGTCTGGGAGCTCGCCACCGGCGCAGATCGGCACGATTTTGACGCGCCCGTACATTTTCCGGGTGATCTCGATCCTGACGTTCTGAGCACTTCCCAGAGCCCCTGAGAGCTCCAGCGTGAGCAGCTCGTCGTCATAGCTTGCCGTGTAGTCGATGCCGTTCTCTGCCTCCGATCCGTCCGGCCGGTACACGGTCAGCGTGTCCGGCAGCAGATTGGCCCCGCCCTTGAAGGCGTGCCCGGCGTAAACTTTTAGCTCTCGCTCGATCCGTTCCGTCTCGGACTCCACCACGGCGTCGGTGACTGTCGGATCCGCAGACAGCGCCCAGTATTTGTAGGCTTTGGCTGGCCCTGCTGTGCTTAGCCGGTTCTCGGCTTCTCGGATCCTCTCGCGGTATGCGTCGTCGCTTTCACGGTCGCCGCCGCCCTCGGAGGCTGTTGTGTTTGTCACATAGTCGATCAGAGGGATCTCGGACACGTCCACAATGTTTGAGAGGACGCCCGGCGCTATGTCGTTGTAGTCCTTGCCGCCAGCCTCGGCGGTTGCTGTCACTTCGACATGTTCGGATCCTGCATAGAGCACCACGGTGGCGTCTGTCACGAAGTAGTGAATAAAGTCACCGGTGACTCGGATCCCGGCCGGGATCACAATATTGGCGGGCATGGTTTCCTCAACGCCGAAGCGCAGCGTCACGGTGGCGAAGGTAGGATCCAGTCGGGCGGTGTCCCTATTTTCGCCGAGAGCGTCCAGCACGGGGCCGCGAGCATATCGGAGCATTTTCTGACGGCAGGCGTCGTTCACGCTGTTATAGACAGCGACGATCACCTGAGACAGAGCCTCGCCGAAGATCCGGCGCTCGTCGCCGGGGTATAACGGTTCGCTGACGCCGTTCTCCAGTTCCTCCAGAACGTCCTTATTTACGCGCCCGGCGTCCACTTCGGTGAAATATAGCTCGCTCATCCTTCCTCGTCCTCCTTTCTGTCAATGTCCACCAGCAGAGCGAACTCGCCGTTCTTGACGGCCTCGCCGCTGCCGGTTATGCTTTCCGCGTTCACGCGGGGCTCGTAGGTTTCGAGCACCCACTCGGCGTCTGCCACGGCCTCGTCGGTGGCGTTTGGCTGATCCACCAGAGCACCGTCGCGTCCCCTCACGCGGTCGTATGGTACTTCGCCGCGCACAATGCGCAGCAGGTTGGAGGCGCATGTTTCTGGGTTTCCGTTTCCGTGTGCTTTCATGTCGTCCTCCTTCCTATGCGAGCGAGACTTCGCTCAGATATACCCATCTATTGATCCCACTTGGGTGCCCCAGCAGCACGCGGTTTCCTTTGATCTGGCTCACCTTGTGCTTGCGATCCTTTACCCACTGGGGGATCGTCTGGCCGGTTGCGTACTTCTTGCCGGTAGGCTTCACATAGTCGCCCACCTTGACGCCTTTCTTCTCGGCCTTTTTTACTGCGGTATTGGTCTTTTTCTTCTGGGCCTTCTCACTGGTGGCCGCCTTCACGTTGAGCGCCGAGGTGCTCGTCGCCTTCACGCTGGTGGTGTCCGGGTCGTACTCTTTGAACTCGAAGGAGAGAGTCGCCAGCCGTATGCGGCCGAGGTCGTCCAGCTTCGTGTTGCTCACGGCCACCTTGCGCAGCTGGAGCTTGGGGCCCAGCTTCTTGCCGCCCAGATAGAAATAATTCACTTTTGTGACGAGGGCCTTCCAGCTTTCGATCTCGGCCCTCACGTCCACGCCTGCGCCTGAGTGCAGCGTGGTGGTGAAGCTGAGAGGGAAAAGCTCGGTGCCCCGTTCGTTCGTCGTTTTCTTTTCCTCGGTGGAGGTGTTGTTGTCTGCCACCTGAGAATAGGAGAAGCTCAGCCCCTCCAGCGCGACGACTTTCTTCGAGCTGACGGCCCATGTTTTCGGGCCCCACTTTGCCATAGTCGCCATGCTATCCCTCCTTTACTGCGGTTTTCCGGTGCGGCCGCCTCCAGTCTCGACGCCTCCATGCGTGTGTCCGGTCAGGCTCACGCCTCTTGCGGTCACGTCACCCTTCGGCACCTCAATGTTGCCAGCTTCCAGTCTTGGCAGGTATCCCCCCCACTCACCGTCTGCCCGGCCCAGCAGCAGCCCGGTGGAGTCGTCAAACTCGACGTACACCACGGGCGTGCCTTTTTTGAGGTTCCCCGTGGCTCCACGAAGGTGCCACGGGATCGTGATCTTTGCGGTCGGCTTCGCGCCAGCGTCAGAGGGCACCACGCGGGCCGTGCTGCCTTCTATGCTGGCGATCGTGCCCTTGTTGATCTGTCCCATTTAGTAGCCCTCCAGCATGTCCCTGAAATATAGGGTTGATTTGTTCCCCACGAAGTCGTGCCGCACCTTGTAGACGAACACGGGGCCGTCCCACGCGCTTGCCTTCGGCGTTTTGAGCTGCAGCAGACTTGCGGCAGCGTAGCCGGTCAGCAGAGACTTGGAGAACTGGCCCGTGTGGCCGTACTTGTTCGCGTTACGCAGCAGGCCCTTGGCGAAGCGTGCCGCCTCAGCGTTGCTGGTGACTTGGATCCGCTGTGCTGGCCTGAGCACCGTCGAGCTCGTAGCGTTTGGCGCTGCGAAGCTGCCAGAGAAGCTGCCGCTCTCGATCACGCACGAGCCATAGCAGGCGGCCCGGTCGTCGTGGTAGATAAAGTTCCCGTTTTCGTCCACCTCCAGCGTGCCCGCCGGTGTCTGGCTCTCAATGTACTGCTCGTTATACGCCAGCAGCTTGCCGTCGTAAATCAGCATTTGGCAGCCCTCCAGCGTGCAGAGGCGCGAGAACAGAGCGAAGTCCGTCTCGTTGTCTTGTTTCAGGTACGGGTACACCTGATCCGTGCAGCCGTAGTTCTGGAAGGTGAGGCCGTGCGCCCCCGCGATCTCGTTCGCGATCTGGAGGAAGCGCACGCCCTCCCAGCTTTTCGACTTTTTCGTTCTGCCGGTTTTTGGCATTGACATGGCCCGCACGGTAAAAAGGCCATTTTCGGGTCGCATGGAGTGTATGAACATTTTCCCGGTGTCGCTCGCTCCTTCTTTGAAGCGGATCGCGTCACCTTCGGCCGGGTTCCACTTGCTCCATACGCCCTTTGTATCGTTGAAGCGGATCACCAGCGTGTCGGCCTGCTTTTCTGCGTGCATTTCATGGACGCAGTAGTTCACGCTCACGTCGTTGTAGATGTCCACTCCGTTGTAGTAGAGGTTCACGCGCCGCCCTCGCTTTCAGAGTCCCGACGCCACGGTGGCAGCGTGTCCGGCGTTTCCACATCCTCGACGATCGGCAGCCGGAGGGCCACGTTTGCGTCGAAGATCAGCACGTCCGCGTAGTCAGGGTTAAACTCTATGATGTAGTGGGCGAGGGTTTCCTCGCCGTACATTTCCAGAGCCAGAGCGTCGAAGGTGTCGCCCTCTCGCGTGGTGTATTCCTTGTAGCCTGTCACCTTACGCATACTGAGCCACCTCCCGCATTTGAATAAATTCCTCCAGCCAGTCGAAGAACTCGGCCTCGTGTGCCCTGAGTCGGGCCATGAGATCGTCCTCGTCACCGTTGCCGCCCCCTTGGATCTGTGGGCTCCATGTAAAGCCGGAGAAGTCGTAATAGATCACCGTCCCGCCGTTCCCTGCGAGAGTTCCCAGCGAGAAGTCGTCCATGGCGAGCAGCTCCCCAGCCTTGGCCGTGAGCCCGGCGTCAGGGGATCCCCCGGTGGTGCTTGCGCTGTTGAACACGGAGCGGATCATGGTGTCCAGCTTCTCCCAGAGGGTAGCCAGCGGCACGACTGCCTCAGCTCCGGCCTCTCCACCGGCCAGAAGGTTGTTACCAGACGCGCCGAAGATTGTCGGCTGCGTCAAAATGCCGCCCTCTGCGTACCATTCGATCCCGAAGTGGGGCACGCTCGGCGGTGTGAGTGAAAAGCTGCCGCTTATGCTGATGTGCGGTAACTTTAGTTTTGGCAGGCTCCACGAGAAATTGAAAAAGCCTTTGATCGCGTTTATGGCATTGCTGACGACGTTCTTCGCGGCGTTGATCTTCTCGCTGATCCCGCTGTGTATGCTGCCGAATATCGACTGCACGGTGCTGAGCGCACCACTCAGGGCGCTGCTCACGCTTGACTTGATCCCGTTCACGGCAGAGGTGACAGTCGTCCACGCGGCGTTGATCTTGCTGCCGATCGTGCTCTGAACGGTTCCCCAGAGAGAGGACGCCGTGGAGCTGACAGCGCTCCACGCAGACGAGGCGACGCTCTGGATCGTACTCGTCACCGAGCTGACGGTCTGCTGGGCTGCGGTCAGCTTGGAGCTGATCGCGCTCTTAGTGCTTTCCCAGAGACTTGAAGCGGTGGAGCTAACGGTGTTCCATGCGCTGCTTGCTACGTTCTGGATCGTGCCGGTCACGCTGCTGACTACCTGCTGCGCTGCGTTGATCTTGTCGCTGATTGTCCCCTTGACGGTTTCCCATACAGAGGACGCCGTGGAGCTGATCGCGTTCCATGCGTTCGAGGCCACGGTCTTGATCCCTTCGGTCACTGTGCTGACGACGGCCTTCGCCGCCTCCAGTTTTTCGCTGATCGCCGACTTTATGGCGTCGAGCGCCCCGGAGACTGCCGACTTGATCCCCTCCCAGATAGAGAGCACCGTGTCCTTGCAGTTCTCCCAGATCAGCCGGAAGGGCAGGGTGATGATCTGGAAGGCCGCGCTGATTATTTCCTTCACGGCCATGATCCCGACTTGTACCACGTTCTTGATCGTTTCCCATGCTCCAGACAGAAACGAGGTGATCCCGTTCCAGATACCGGAGAAGAACGACGAGATCGCAGTCCAGCCGGTTGTGAAAATGTTACTGATCCAGCTCAGGGCGTTGCTCACGGTTGAGGTGATCCCACTCCAGATACCGGAGAAGAACGAGGCGATCCCGTTCCAGATCCCCTCGAAAAAGCCCTTGACAGAGCTCCACGACTCGTCCCAGCTGGAGCCGAACCAGCCGAGCACGGTGTCGGCCAGCCCTTTGAACGTGTCGATCCAGTTTGTGAAGGTGTTCACCACGAAGTCCCAGACGCCGCCGAAGATTTCTTTGACGCCTTCCCAGACGCGATCCCAGTCGCCGGTGAAGATCCCGGCGAATACGTCGAAAAGCCCCACGAGCACGTCCAGCACCGCCCCCAGAATGTTGCTGATCTGCTGGAATACTCCCTCGAATACGGGGGCCAGCAGCTCGCAGAAGCCATTCCAGACGGCGCTCAGCACCTCGGTGAAGTTCTCGAAGTCGAAGCCCAGCTCGTTGAGCTTGTCGGTTATGGTCTGGCCGAACGCCTCAAATTTTCCTTTGATACCGTCCCAGATCGCCGTGATCTTGTTTCTGAACTCTTCGTTGTTCCTCCATAGGTTCGTGAAGGCCAGAGCGAGAGCTGCCACGGCTGCGATCACGGCCAGCACCGGGGCAGATATACCGCCGAGGGCTACGATCACGCCATGCAGAGCTCCCTTCACCATGGTGAGTTTCTGAACGATTGTGCCCCATTTCATTGCAGCCACAACGGCCCCGACGGCGCTCAGCGCAATGCCGAGTTCCGGCAGGTGTCCGAGCAGCCACTCGATCGCCGGGATCACGGAGCTGGTGACAAACTGGACGGCAGAGCGGAGGGAGCCCTCGAAGCGCTCGTAGATTTTAAGGCCCAATTCCTCCCACGCGCTGTTCATCTGCGCAATGTCGCCGTTGAGGTTGTCGTTCATTATGGCGGCCATTTCTTCGGCCGTGCCGCCTGCGGATCTCAGGTTTTCCTCATACCCGGCTATGCTGTCCATACCTTCGTTGAGGATTAAGTTCAAGCCCTTTGTGGAGTCTGCGGTGAACGTCGAGGACAGAGCCACGGCCCGCTCGGCGTCGCCCATGCCGTTTGTGGCGGCTTCCACTTCGGTGAGAATGTCCGTCAGGTCGCGGAAGTTGCCCTGCGCGTCCATGACGGCCACGGACGTGTCGCCGATCTTGATCTGTCCGTCGTCCATAGCGTTTGTTATGTCTCGCATAATAGCAGCCAGAGCGGTGCCCGCCTCGCTGCCCTTGTAGCCTTGGTTTGCCATACCTTCCAGCAGAGAGGTGACGGTTTCCACGTCTTGCCCGGCTGCGTTGAGGTTGGCGGCGCAGTTCTTGTAGGCTTCGCCCAGCGCCTCGGCGGTGGTGTTGCTGCTCGACTGAGCCGAGGCCAGCATGTCGGCGAAGTACGCCGCCTGATCGGCTTCCATGCCGAAGGCGCTCAGGTAGTCTGTCACCATATCCGAGGCAGCGCCCAGCTCCATGCCGGACGCCGCCGCCAGATTTAGAACGCCTCCGAGGGCACTCGTGGATTGATCCACGTCCCAGCCCGCGAGGGCCATGTATTTGAGGGCTTCGGCAGCCTCGGACGCCGAGAAGGTCGTCGTCGCTCCGAACTCACGAGCGCAGGCTTCCAGCGTTTCCAGTTCGTCACCTGTCGCGCCGGATATAGCTTGTACCTCTGACATGGTGCTGGTGAAGTTCTGGCCGAGCTCCAGCACGTTGCCAGCGAGGTTCTTTATTCCGTCAATGGCTGCGCGTATCGCGTCGGCCGCAAGGTTCGCCAGCGTGGCCTTAAAGACAGTGAAGCCTTCGTCGGCCAGCCGTGCCGAGTCGTCCACCTGCTCCAGTGAGTTGTCGAGCTCGTCGGCCGCTCGTTCTGCGTCAGATAGTCGCGATCGGTTGTCTGCCAGTTCGCTGCTCAGGTCTTGGATCTGCTGGGCGAGTTCCCTCGACTCGTCGGAGGTGTCGTCCTCAGATAAAGCAAGGGCGACATATCTCTCTTTGAGCTGCTGGAGGGTGCTCTCTTGCCTGCTGATCGTGTCTCTGAGCTGCTCGGCCTCGTTGCCGGTGTTGTCCATGCCGGAGGCCAGCTTTGCGGCTGCGTCCTGCGCGGCCTCCAGCGTGTCCCGGTTCTCGTCCAGTTCGCTGCTTAATTGCTGGATCTGCTGGGCGAGCTGCTGCGCTTCCTCGCTGCCTTCCTCGCCGCTCACTACGAAGTCGGCGTACCCGCGTTCGAGGCTTTTCAGAACAGACTCTTGCGTCGTTATTTCGGCGGCGAGCTTCTCGGCCGCACCGGCCGCTTCGAGCGTTTCCTTGCTCATTTCCTCCAGCTTGCTGACTGCGTTCCTGATTGCCGCTTGTAGCGACGGGCTCAGCACGCCGGATATTTCGACCGAGGTTTCAAGCGTTTTAGCCATGGGCTCACCTCCTTCTGTGTTTCGCTTTTCCTTTCGAGGTCGGAGGCTTCATAACATGGGACGCCTTGCGCTTTTGCTCAGCGGCCAGATCCTCGGCCGCCTCGGCGTATTCCACTATGAAGCGGGTTATGCTTTTTCTTTCGAGGTCGGACGTGCTGGTGTGGTAGACTCTGGCGTAGTCTCGGTAGGCTCGCCGGAGTCGCTTTCCGGTGAAGTCTCGTCCGACTTGAGCATAAAATTTCGGCCTATGGCCATTACCTCCACCACGTCGCGGCCCTTGATACGTTCCAGATCCGCGAAGTCATAGCTCGGATTTACCGCGATAATGGCAGCGAAGCCGAGGTAGAGGTGAAGGCCAAAGTCGAACTCGGCCGCCGCCGTGATCGTCATGTTCTTCATGCCTGCGGCCGCTTTCTTTTTGTTCTCAGCGGTAGCAAAAAGCACGCCGTCGATCTCGTTGGTGTCGTAGGTCATTTCGCTGACTTTTTCCCCGTTGATCATGATCGGGTTTTTCAGCGTGAGGGTGTTTTTCTTTTCCATGTTCTGGCTCCTTTCAGATTTTCAAAAGAGAAAAAGCCGCCGATCAGTAATTGACCGGCGGCCTCTCTGTGCAGTTGTTAAAGCAGATTGTTGATCTGGCTCATGTAGTCCTTGCCGTTGATACGGAGGATCTGGCTCAGCCTGTCCACGCAAACGATCTCGACGCCGTTCGCGTAAATCTGCATACGGGTGACGTTGTAGGTGTTTTCCTGCTCCGGTGCGTTGCCTACCTCTACGCCGGTTTCCGGGAAGGCTCCCGGCATAGTGCGCACAAACGCCTTGCAGCCCTCGGTCGCGGTGGATCCGTCGGATTTGACGACGTTCTGCACCCACCGGAACTCGAAGTTTTGCTTTTCGAGGCGGTTCATGCGGCTGAGGCCGTTGTCGATCCCGATCTTGGTGATCGAGAGCTCCATGTTCTCCAGAAGGCCGATCAGCGGCACGGTCATGTTGCCCATGGCCTGCACGTCGGCCGTGAGAAATTCAATGCCGGGCAAGGTGAAGCTGGTGTCACGCGCCACGAGAGTGTTGTCCGCGTAGACGGTATCAGCCACCACCGGGCCCTTAATGTCTAACCATTTTCCCATGTTGTTGTACCTCCTTACTCAGTCTCGAAGAAGGCCGCGAAGCCCTCGTCGGTGTAGGTCACGCGAGCGGTGCCACTCTTGAAGGGCGGCGTGTTGGTGACAGCGAAGTGCCACACGAAGTCGCCGTTCATCATGTCCGTGATACTGTTCTCGGTTTCGAGGAACTCCACGGACGGGGAGCCGATCAGAGCACCGATCCCGGTCAGGGTGTCGAGTTTCTCCTTCTCGGCGTTCAGGATCGTGTCCTTGTCCTGCGGGGTCATGGGGCTGTCGATCTCGGTTCCGTGATCCAACTGGAAGCTGTTCGTGATATACATAAGCATACGCAGGTTCACGTCGAAGATCGCCCTCGCGTCCATGCTGCCGTTGTAGGTGTAGGCCGCCGTGTGAGGGCCCCAGAGTACCCACTGTCCAGACCAGAACACGGCCGTGGTGATCCCATTCTCATTCAGGCTGTTGCCGGTCTGCTGATCGAAGCCTCTGTTCTTGGAGTCAGCCCCGAAGAACTGGGCCGTCGCCATGATTTCCTTGTTGGACGGGGACTCGAAGGGCACGCCGTCATGGCTCAGATCCACGCGCAGCATGGTGGCCTGTCCGGCGGTCGAGAGGTGGAACACACGGCCGCTACCGTCTTTCACCTTCGGCCAGTACACCTTCGAGAACTCGCTCGTGTAGCCGTGGTCTGTTTTCCACTTAATCGCCTTCGCGATCGTGTCGATCGGGCTCCCGTCGTCGCCCTTCATGGGAATGTCGGCGTTGACGAAGCCGTCCCAGTGGCCGTTAAGCTGCTGGACAGTGCTCACCATAGCCTTGTAGACTGCGGGCTTGTCACTCCAGCCGGGCGCTGCGAGCATGTTCAGCACGGCGTTGTGGTACTGGTAGAGCAGGCTCATGGCGTGCAGGCCGGTGTACTGGCCGTCCTCGGTGGTCTGGCCGATTATGTCGGCTTCCTCCACTGTGGAGGCGTCCACGGTCTTGTAGCTGCACTGGAGTGAGGCGTCCTCTCCTTTGAGAAGTTGCACCACGACGGTGCCCTTTGCGAAGTTGTAGGTCAGCTTGTAGTCCACGCCCTCGGCCTTTTCTGCGATCGCGAAGGTGTCGAGAATAATGTCCGAGCTTTCAAACTCGGCCCTCTGATTGCTGAACGTGAGCTCAGTCTCGGTCTTTTCCGCTCTTGCGCTCGCGTCGGGGTCGAGCACGTTCACAACGTAGATCGGGCCGACGTTTCCGACGGTGTTGTCGAAGTGCTGGGCGAAGGCTTCGCAGAGCGTGAAGCTCCCCCAGTCGGCAGAGTAGCCGAGGTTGCTCTGCACGTCGCTCATGTTCGTGAGCTTGATCGGCATATTGACGAGGCCCTTGTCCTTGTAGCCGCGGATCAGGTTAATGGGTGCGGTGCCGATGTATGCGGCCACCACGTCAGTCTGTCGGGCACTTTTCACTCTGGACTCGGTGATCTCGCCGTATGCGCCATGTTTATATGCCATTTGGTTGTCCTCCTTACAAATAATTTTCGTATGCTGTCGGGACGCTTGCCACCACGCCGCACTCCAGCGTGAAGCTGATCCAGTTGTGCCAGTAGGGGTAGTAGTCCCAGATGTTGCCTTCCTCGGTGAATGGCCCGTACTTGATCCCGGACTCCTTCACCACCCGGAGCCCTTCGACGTACTCGGCGTCCTCCAGACTTCGCAGAACGAGATCCGCGAAGTTGTACGAGTCGCGCCAGCCCTCCATATTTCGGGCGTATGTCTTGGCTGCTTCGTCGGTCGGGTGGAAGTATGAGATCCCGCCGACTGCTGCCGGGTTTTTGCGTGGTATGAGTTTTTCCAGCCCGTGCTCGCCGGGGTTCCAGCAGGCAAGGCAGAGCCGGATCTGGAGCTGCCGTTTCTTGTTCAGCAGGTCGTCGTTCCCTTCCATGAGCTGCACGCACACGGACGGGATCGGGGCAGGGACAGAAGGCGGCAGCCGGTCTTTCCCCGGCACATAGAGAGGGAAGGCCGCCGGGTGAACGAACTCCACGCCGTAGGTGGCGTCGTTTTTGAAGTCGTCCGGCAGTTTGAGGGTGATCTGACTGCACACTTCACGCTCCAGCCAGCCCACCACGTTGTCAATAATCTGCACCAGCGTCATGTCCTCGCCTCCTTACATTGTCCGGTTCTGACTCAGGGCTGCCTCGATCAGCCCCATGTCCTTGCTTGCCTTGGTCACGATCAGCTCGCGCCCGTCCACGTTCAGCAGCCGCCCCGGCTCCATATCGTCGGGGAAGTCGCTCACCTTACCCATGAGCAGCATGTCGGCCTCCACGAGTCCGAGGATCTGCCCTTTTTTGAGTGTGGTCAGCCGATCGTCGTCCATGACGACGGGGATCTCTTTCCCCTCTACCATGTGGAGCTCGGCGAACTCGTCCGTGTTCAGGATCGTTATGTCGAGGTCACGCGCCACCATGTCCTTGAAGGCGCTCACGATTGGCCCTCGTTCGTCGCTCCGGTGTCTGCCTTGGCTTCGGCCTCTGCGGCCTCCAGCATGGCGATCACCTCGCGCTTGGTCTTGGCTGCGCTCGCGTCCACGCCTACACTCTCGGCAGCCTTTCGGAGTTCGGTCATTTTCATGCCGTCGTACTTGCTGGGCTTCTGGGCCTCTGTGTCGTTTACCGTTTCAGCCACGCCAGCGGCCACCAGCTCAGCCTCACGCTCCTTAGAGAGTGAGAAGGGGCCGGAGTGCTGCGTCATAGCTTCGACGCTGCCGTCCACCACGAGTCCATAGGTACCTTTGGTCATTCTGATCATGTCGTGGCCCTCCTTTACTCAGGATCCGCAGCGTTCAGATCCGGCAGGTCGTCCTCATTGTCAGGATCCACCTCGTCGCCCAGTTCCACCTCGACGGCCACGATCGCGTCGATCAGGTCGGCCTTTTTCTTGCCCTTCGGTGTTACTCCCATGTCAGCCGCGAGCTTTTTCAACTCGTTGTATTCCCAGCTCTCCAGCTCGGCCGCGTCGAGGTGGCCCGTGAGCTTTTCGGACTCGCTGCCGGGTGTCTGCCCCGGTTCCTTGCTATTGGCCGCCGGATCCTCCGAGGGCTCCGTGGTGGCCTGCTGCTTGGTTACATACGCTGCCACGCCCAGACGGACAAGGCGGGCGGCCTGAGCGTCGTCGCACTCAAACGCGCCATGCTCCGGCGTTTTCAACGTGTGGCGGGCGGTGCCGTGTTCGTCCTTGTAGGAAATACCGCACCCGCCCTGAATAACTTTGATCTTTGCCATGTTTCGCGCTCCTTTCTTGCGTCGCCTATTAGACGTTCAGCACGTCGGCGACGATAAACGGGTTCTCATTGTTCGGCATACAGAGCGGCGCGGAGCTGAGGGTCAGCTCACGGACGTTGTGCTGCGCGTCGCTGAGGTACTTCGGCACGTCCACGCCGGTGTAGGTGTGGAACTCGCCGTCGGACTGTTCCACCTGAGTGATCGCTCCGTAGACAGTACGGCCAGCAGCGGGAGCGCACGCGGCGATCTTTCCCGCAGGGATAAACTGCTTCACGGTGCCGTCCACTTCGGTGTAGGTGTCCTCGTAGCTCAGGAAGTCGATCATGCGGCCCTTGATGTTCAGGCGGGCGATCTTGGTCGCACCGGAGGGAAGGGTGGCAGGATCCACGCCGCCGATCTGGTAGTTGCGGTTGTCGAGCAGCTTCAGGATCCACTCATTCGCGAGGATCACGTCGGCCACGTCGGGGGCCACCAGCACCTCGGTGAAGGGCAGGCCACGAGAGGTCAGCATGGAGCCCATGGCTGCCACGTCGTTGATCATCTGCTTGCCGGACGCCTCGGTGGTGTCCCACTTTGCCGAAGGGGTGTAGATCGCGGGGTTGTTTTCGCCGTCAAAATAGCGAACCTCGCGTTCCTCGAAGTTGTGGAAGTCGTCCACATATTCGTCCATGACGCAGCCGTTCGTGAAAATCACCTCGGCAGCCATGGCTTCCTTGCGGCGCAGGTTCATGGCGCGAAGCTCGTCGAGGTCGCCCAGCATGATCACGCCCTGACGCTGTTCAGGGGTCAACTGAGTGTAGAGAGCCTCACCAAAACCGCGCTTGCGCAGGTCGTCAATGGTGAGAGGGCGCTTCGGTGCGATATAGGACGGCGTGAAGCGCTTCATGGTGTAGCCGTCGCGCAGGATCGTGATCCCGCCCTTGCGGGGTGCGACGAAGGGCGCCGCCTTCTTGGATCCCTTTTTGTATTCCACCAGCACGTCGTCAGTGGCGAAAATATCGCTCGCCGCGTTGGTCGGGAAATACCGGTCAAGCAGGAAGGTGTGAAGGGGCGGGAGCTGTCGCACGGAGGCGAGCAGCGTGTGGGTGTCGTAGTAGTTAAAAGCCATTTCTGTGTCCTCCTTGTCTTAAATTTCCACGGCGTCAGACAAAAGGATCCCCGCTACGCGGAGCGCTTCTTTGTCGGCTGCCGTGATGGTGTAGCCCTCGCCCACGATCAGGGCGTTGGCGTTGAAGTGGCCCGTGCGGTACGCGATCGCGTTCACCGCAGACTCGGCTCCGGTGTCTACGTCCTCAGCGAGCACCGCGTTGGCCTTGCCGGTGGTGGTGCTACTGATCAGTGCCATGCCGCCCTCGCCGGTTGCCAGAAGGCTGCCGCGTCTGAGGACGCCCTGCCCCTGCTTCACGGAAACGGTGAACACTTCGGCGGGCGGGTACATACCGTTGATCAGATTGTCGAAGCCGACGGCTCCGAGGTTCTCGTCCAGTCTCTTGCTCATTAGTTGGTACCTCCTTTGGTCTTGTTGTAGGCGTTGACTACCGCCTGAATGTCTGCGGCGTCCTGTTCCTGCTGAGTGGAAGGCGTGCCGCCGTTAGGTGCTGCGCCCACGTTGCCAGCGCCAGAGGCCGCGCCGTCCTTCATGTATGCGGCGAGGAAGTTCTGGCCGGACGCTGCGCTCTGCTGCATAACGCGGAAGCAGAGCTCCTGAGCCGTGCAGGGCTTGTCGCCGTACTTGGCGTCGTGGACGAGCTGCTGGTCGGGGATAGAGGCTGCGATCGAGTCGATCTCAGCGAGGCGCTGACGTTCAGCCGCTACCGCGTCGGCATTGGCCTGAGTCTGAGCCCCGGCCCTTGCGTCGTTCTCGATCTGGGCCACGAGCTCCGGTTCCTGAGCTCTCAGTTCTTCAAGTGTCATGTGATTTTTTCCTCCTTCTGTTTTTGCCGACGGCTTTGTGGTCGGCTTTTTATTTGCTGCCGGTCTTGCGGCCGGTTTAGCACTTGCGCGGATCGGGATCGTGCCGGGGACGTTGCGCAGGCCCTCGACATTGTGGCTCACGCCGTTGACGTAGAGCACCTTCTTGTCGGCGCTCATGCTCATGTCTGGATCGTCCTCGTCCTCTTTGAGCTCGTCGGCGAAGCCCTTCTCCAGAGCCTCGCGGCCGGTGAGCCACGTCTCTTTGGTCATCATGCTGCGCAGCGTCTCGACGGCGATCCCTGTTTTCCCGTTGTAGATCTCGGCCACGGCCCGCTCGCTGGCGTCCATGCCTTTCATTAGCTGCTTCATATCCTGAATGTTCAGCGCGTCCCAGAGCACCACGCTGACGCCGTGGATCATTACCAGAGAGCCGGGGTACACGGTCACGGTGTCACCGGCGCACATGATCACGCTCGCGGCGCTTGCCGCGATACCTTCGACGACGACGTTCACCTTGCCATTGAGTGCTTTCAGGGCGTTGTGGATCGCGATCCCGGTGTAAAGGTCGCCGCCGCAGCTGTTCAGCTTCACGGTGATGTGGGCTTTATCCTTGACGGCTGCCAGATCCTCCATGAAGCCCTCCGGGGTGATGTAGAGGCCGGGCTCAGGCTCACCCGTCCACCAGTCGATCGGCTGCTGGCTCATAACGTCGCCGTAGAGGGTGATCTCGCCCTCGTCCTCGCTGACGCTTGCCACGTTCCAAAACTTCGGAGCCGTGGCTGCCTTCGGGGCCGCAGCCGGGCCCATGCGAATGTTAGCTTTCATTCGTCTGTCCTCCTTTTATGGCTTGTTTGATTTGCTCCGAGATCACGAGTTCACGGAGGGCCACCAGTCCGCGCCGCCTTGCCGTTTCGGGGTTGTGCGGGTTGTCCCCGCCGCCTTCGTCCTCGTCGCCCTCGGCCGGTTCCTGCTCGGAGCTGCCGCCGGTCTGATGTGGATCCGGTGACTGCCCTCCGAGCTTCTCGTTCTCACGGATTAGTTGCTCCACGTTGGCGTCCCATTGGCCGCCGTTGAGGCGGATCGTGCTCTGCTCGTGAGTGGAGAAGCCCTCGCTGCACGCGAGGATCTCGGCCGTGATCTCCTTGGTCGGGTCGAGCTGTCCCTGAGACGGGCCCAGCCACTCGCTGCCGAGGTATGCAGCACGGATCGCGGGATTGGTGAAGAAGCCGGGGGCATAAATACGCCCACGCGCCACCGCCTCGCTCATCCACACTTCGTAAACCGGGCGGCAGAAGTCGTCTGCCAGCCACTCGCGGCGCATTTTGAAGGCTTTCCACGCCTCCAATAGAGCCGCACGGCTCGCGCTGTACGAAGCGTTGAACGATTTCAGCAGCAGGTCGGCCGGGATCTCCAGAGCCGCGCCCACCTGCTCGCTGACTGCCTTCGCGAAGGTGTCGAAGCTGCCGTTCGGGTGCTTCGGATCCGCAAAAGTCACGTCCTCGCCGGGTTCCATGACGTTGATCTGGCCCGGCCCCATGCTATACTCGTTCGGGCCCTTCGGCTCTGCTGAGGGATCCGGCTCCACCTGATTGAATGGCATGTCGTCCGTGGGGGCGTTGGTCTTAATGAACGCCGTGAAAAAGCTCTCGATCACGGCTGCCATGAGCTCGCTCTCTGTGTAGCGCCGGAGCTGGAGAAGCGGTTCGATCACCTGCGCCAGATAACTGACACCGCGATACTGATCCGGGCGTTCGGTGTCAATGATGTGGATCACGTTCGGTAGGCCGGTGTGTGGCTGGTAGGCTTCCACGCGGGCCCACGAGGTAGTCGGAGCGCCTACCTCGAACGGGTAGTTGCTGCGGATATGATAGGCCACGACGGCCCCGTCTTTGTTCACCTCCACTCCGTCGAAGATTGTGTTCCCGGTATCCGGGTTCTTGCCGGTCGTGTAATACACCGAGGTGCCCGCTCCATACTTGCCCGGCGTCGCTATTCTGTCCGCTTCGATCAGGTGTACCCGGAGCGAGTAGGGCCGCAGCGTGTCAGGTTTGAACTGTTTAATCACTCCTATGCAGTCACCAGAGAGCAGCCACGAGATCAGCGCGAGCTGCTGGAGCCCGTAGAAGTTGTTCATGCCGGTGGCGTCGCAGGCCCTTTTGTTGTTGGCCCAGAGCGAGAACTCCCTCTCTGTTTCCTTCTGCCATGCTTCGGCCTGATCAGGGGACAGCCCCAGCACTTCGCGGTCGATCCGGCTTTTCAGTTTCAGCCCGACGCCTACCACGTTTGTGCGGTTGGTCTTGATCGCCGAGGTGGCGATCGGTGCGGCCATGTATAACATGCGGGCCCGTTGCCGGAGCGTGTAGTTGTTGAAGTCTATGTCCTCGCGAGGTGAGCCGCTGGGAGCGTTGAAGCCTTTCACGGCCTTTTTTCGCCAGCTGGCCCCGGCTTCACCGTAGCCTTTGTTCTGTGGCCTTATACTGTCAGGGAGCCACATTCCCGCCTTCTTGTCGTACCTGATTTTTCTCACCTCCTTGTCGTGTGCAATAAAAAACGGCAGGCCGGGCGGGGAAGGAGCGTACCCCGTCCGGGTTTCTGCCGTAGTAAAGCCGGGAGATCCCGGCGTTTACCCATTACCAGTCGCGGGGGACGACGCCCACCGCACGCCGGGGCCTTTGCCCGGCCAGTTCTGCCTCCAGCTCGTCCACGCGCTTGCGCAGCTTCTCGATCTCGGCCTGAATTGCAGCCAGAGACGTGTTGTAGCGCTGGAGATTTCGGGATCCTATGGTGTAGAGCTGCACGCCGTCCTTGCTGAGCATTTCCTTCTCGCGGGCCAGATAGAGATCCAGCCGTTCCTTGGTCATGTCCAGCTCTCGGCGTATTCTCTGCCGCCGGTATTCTGTGATCTGTGCCATGTTCTTGCCTCCTTACCATTCGTCGAAGTATGAGGCCGGTTTTGTCCGGCGCGGCTGCTGTGCTGCAGCTTTCTTCGGCGGTTGTTTCCCCGTCATACCTTTGAGACGCTGCTCCAGCGCCAGTGTGTCGGGGTCTATGATCTTAAAGCCTGCCAGAGCGTAGTCTCGGCAGTCGAGCGCCTCGTTTCGGTTGTGTCCGGGGATCTTCACCCACGCCCAGCGGTTGCCGCGTTTGGTCTGAGTGAGTTCCAGCTTCTCGGATAGCAGCCCATTGAAGTAGTACGAGTCGTAGCCGTAGAACTCGCCACGGGGGAAGTGGCAGAACTTCGGGCCGGGTTCTTGTACTTTCAGCGCCGCCATGATCGCAGCCTTGCCCGCGTCCACGCCGAGGGTGTAGAGCCAGCAGGTGATCCGCTTATTATCCCGGATCGCCACCTTGGAGGGAGGCGTCACGAAGGGGATCCCGTCGCCGCCTTTGCCCTTAATAGCAAAAACACGCTTGTTCTTGCGGGCCCGGCACTCGGTATAAACTTCTTGCGTATAGTGGCCGCCGGAGTCCACGCAGGTGATCGAGATCCGCAGGCCCCGGCCGGAGTCCTTGAAGTGGTAAACGTGGTCGATCACGTCGTCGAGCTGCTGCCACACTTCGGCCGTGTCCGGCTTCCCCATGATATAGCCCTTTTTTATCCCCCACGTCTCGCCGTAGTGGCCGTGGCCCACTACCTCGTATTCGAGGCGGTTGTCCTGCGTGTCTACGCCGCAGGTTAGCATGAGCACGCCCTCCGGCAGCTCCACCGGGGAGCCGTCGGCGTTTGTGCCGTAGTCCTCGCGGCGGGCCAGCATGGTGTCCTCGTCGGCTATGTCGCCGCGATCCTCCCAGAGCTCGCCCAGCAGCGTGTTGTAGACGACTTTCAGCTTTTGCGGGTCGTCCTTGGCCTGCAAAAATTTGAGCGCGATCTTGCTCCACGGAGTCCACGGAGACGAGAAGGCGTTCAGCCAGAAGGAGCGCACGCCCTCGGCGTAGGCGTCGGGGTTCTGTGCGATCCACTTTGCGGGCTGCCTGCGCATGGTTTCCTCCGGTATGAGGACGCCGCAATGCGGGCAGGCCCATTCCACGGGGCCGGTGATCTTGTAAACCTTTTTCCCGCGCACCTTGGTGACGGTGTGCTCGAAGTGGATCCGGTCGAATATGATCTCGCCATACTCGCCGCACTCCGGGCAGAGGTGGCACCAGCGTTCCTGTGTGCCTTGGTAGTAGCTGTTCTCAATGTTGGACGCCCCTTTAATTGTCGGCGTGCTCACCTCGACGGCCTTCGCATTGTAGAACGTGGCCTGCCGGGCCTCGGCCAGTGCCCACGGGTCGCCCTCGGTGCCCGCACTCACGGCCCACCGGTCGCGCTCGTCGCCGAGAATATACCGGGCAGGGGTGGAGGCCAGCGCCGAGGCACTGTTTGAGCCGGTGATCGTGAGCATACCGCCCGGAAAAGACTTTTGCAGGATCGTGTTCCCGGAGTCCCGCGTCTTTATGTCCGAGACTTTCGCTCTCAGCGTCTTGCTGTCCCGGATCATGGGAGCGATACGCAGCCGTGAGAACTTGCGGGCGTCGTCGAGGGTTGGCTGCACGAAAAGGATCGAGCCGGGGTCTTGGTCTATGATATAGGCGATAATGTTCAGTTCCAGCTCAGACTTGCCCACCTGAGAAGCGGCCACCATTACGATCTTGCGGATCTTTGGATCCGTGAACGCCTCCATAGGCTCCCGGAGGTAGGGTGTGCGTGACGTGCGCCACGGGCCTGCCTCTGCGGAGTTTTCCGGCGATAGGCGGCGGTGTCTATCGGCCCATTCTGCCACCGTCAGTTCCTCCGGTGGTTTGAAGTTGCGGACAGCTGGGCCTATGGCTGCGTTGAGTTTTTTTGCGGCCTTTTTACTCGTCGGTTTCATCTGTGAGCGCTTCGCTCCAGCCTTCCCGATCCCGCACCCGCCGCCGGTACACTTCGGGGTCGTATTGATAGCCCGCGAGCTCGTTCAGGATTTTGTAGCACTCCGAGCGGATCAGCGCCGAGGCTTCGTTCGCGTTGGACGCCTGCACAACGTCCATAGCAAGGCGGCCCGGCAGCGCCATGATCATGCTGCGGACAGTATAAACGAGGTCGTTCGTCACGGCCTCCACGTCCTCGCTCCGGTGCATTTTCCCCTCCAGCTCTTTGAGCTGCATGTCTGCGATCTTGGCCTTGCTCTGTTTGAGATCGGCCTCGGCCCGCAGCTTGTCGGCCTCAGCCTGCACGGTGTCGGCGCTTTTTGCCTCTTTGCCGTTGGCCTTGTCGCTGAGATACCGGATATATGCCTGCACGGTCGGGAGCAGGTCGAACTTGTACGGCCGGACAGAAGCGGCCGGGATCACGCCCTCCTTGGCGAGCTGCTGCACCCGGCGATCTGTGACGCCGAACAGTTTCGCAATAATAGCCGAGCCTTGCAGGTTTTGTTTGCCTTCTGCCATGGCGTCACCTCCTTTCCGGGGCTCTGGGCGAAACGAAACGGCCGAAAAAAATTTTTCCGAGTCTGCTCACGTTTTGGGCTCGCGAGCACCGCAGGGCTCTGGCAGCGGTGACAGTACCTTGCCGGGCTTTGGCGTCGTTGTTCGAGCTTCGTCGTCGTCGCTTGCTCGCTTTTTCTTCGGCTTTTCTTTCGTCGTTTTGTTTTGGTTTGCTTTGCTTTCTTTGCTTCGCTTTGGTTTGCGTTGCTTTGGTTCTTGCTGCTGTTCGTTTGCCTGCTTCTTTGGTCGTTGGCTTGGCTTACTTCATGGCCTGCTGAATGTAGTGTTCAAACCTCTTTTCGAGGTTGGTCGCGATCAGTTCCTCGATCGTTTCCTTGGCCCGGCCGCTTATCATTTGCGGCACGGACAGGGTGCGCACGGCCTCAATAGGAGTACGCCCCCCGGCTGTTCTTTGGAAGGGGAGGACACTCCCCCCGTTTCCTGCGGCCACGAATGTGCCGGGGCTCATGCTGGCGCGGCCTCCTTTCAGAATGGTGGCCTTGACTGTGTACTTCTTGGGCGGCCTTACCATGGCTACGGGCGAGCCCTTGGCTGTTGCTATGGCTTGTCCGGGGACGCGGATCTGCTTCGCCTGCTGAGCGGTTGGCCGAGACTTCGGGCTCATTTTGAAGTGTGTCGGCGTCAGAGTTCTGCCCTTGTATTCGAGCGTCGCTCCGTCCACTGATACACCGGCCACGCTTATGTGAGAGGCCCCCTTTTTCTTTTTGGGCCCTGCCTCATTGATCGCGCCAGTGTCCACGCCGTAGTGCTCGCGGATCCCTTTTGATACCCACGCGGGCGCTCTGCTGGTGAAGTCGGCCACTGTCTTTTTGAGGGCCGTCTCGCCGCCGTCCTCCAGCTTGGCGAGCTTCTTTGCCAGCTTTGCGCCGTTCTTCATGGTGACAGAGAACGCGCCGGAGGTGCGCCGCGCTGCGCCAGTGAAAAATAGGTCGCTCATGGCAGCCCCTCCTTCCTCTGAAAATTTACCCTCCCCCCGGTTGTTTTTTTGGGGGGTCTGAAAACAGAAAAACCGCCCGGAGGGGTTGGTTCCCTCCCTGACGGTTTTCGCTATTGTATAGGCTACCACTTCGGCTCTGTCTCTTTCAATCCCTTTTTATCCCCTTTTATCCCCTTTACTCCCCGGAGAGGGTAAAAAAATACCGCCTCCGGCTTTTCTGCGGCCTTTGGCGGCGTTTTTTATGCGGTTGTTTCTGCTCTGTCGATCCTCGCCAGCGTTTGCAGCGCAGAGCCGTGGAGCTTAAAGGTGCGTTTCAGGTACTTGTCGGCCTTCTCTGCGTAGTCTGCCTCGTTGGAGTAGAGCGCCGCGCAGATCGGCCACCAGCGGCTCCCGTCGAGGTACCGCATTTGGATCACGGTCTGCTCGTCCGGCTTCTCCATACGGTCGATCAGTTCCTCCAGCTCGCGCCGGAGCTTCCTCTCGTCCTGCTCCATGTGCCTGATCTTGTCCTCCAGCTCCAGCTTGCGGATCACTTGGCGCTCCGTTTTGCTGGTGCCGTCCCCGCCGCCGCTTGGCAGCCCGGTGAGGTTCGGCGTGGAGGGGGAGCCCATGGTCAGCGTGAGGCTCTCCAGTCGCCCGATCGCGTTGTCTATTTTCCGCTGGAGGGCCGCGAAGCTCTCCAGCTTGCGCTTTATAGCGTCCGTTTCCTTTGGCTGCTTTTCTTTTTCCATGGCCTCCACCTCCTTTTCGCGTTATTCGCTGAATATGCCCTCGAATTGTTCACGGCTCAGGGCCTTGCCTTTCCTTATGAGCTGGATCCCAGTCGTTTTTCCTGTGGTTTTTATGTACCGGCGCACGATCACGTCCACAAAACCGGGCTCCATTTCCATGATGTAGGAAGGCTGGCCCACACTCTCGGCCGCGATCAGCGTCGTGCCGGATCCTCCGAAGGTGTCGAGGACACCCTCGGCCCATTGTGTGTTGTCCAGCAGCTTCTCCAGTATCTCGACGGGCTTCTGCGTTGGGTGCAGCTCGTTTCCGCTGCGCGTAGCCTCCAGCACGTTGCCGTAGCCCTTGTGGTTGTCCCACTTCGGTTTGGTGCGGTGCGCGAACATGACGAGCTCGTGCTGGGCCCTCCAGCCGTTCCCCATGCCGGGGCTTTTCTTGTTCCACACGATCATGTTCCTGACTCCGAGCCCGGAGCCTTCCACGAGGTCGAACAGATACACCCACATGCGCCAGTCGGTGAAGATGTACGCCACCTTTACGCCTACGGCTCCGAGTACGGCCTTCATTAGTACCTGATAGCCTCGCGTTGAGAGGTTGTCGCTGCTGATCGTCGGCGTTGTGTAGCCGCCTTTCCCGTCCGATTGTTTCGAGCCTATACTTCCTGTTACTTTGCCGGATTCTTGGAAGCCGCCGGAGCAGTACGGCGGGTCAGTGAGTAGGATCTCCGGCTGAGCTCCGTCCAGCAGCAGCTCCCGGTCTTTTTCGTTGGTCGCGTCGCCGCATACGACGCGGTGGCGGCCGAGGATCCAGAGGTCGCCGCGCTGTGTGATCACCTGATCGGGCTCCGGCACGTCCGGCACGTCGTCCGGTTCGTTTAGATCGTTGTGCAGTGCCTCGGCCAGTGCCGTGACGAGGTTCTCCACCTCGTCCTCGGTGTAGCCGGTCAGCTCCATGGGGATCTCGCCGGTGTCTATGTCTGCGAAAATATCGGCCAGCAGCTTGTTGTCGATCTCGGCCAGCTCTGCGATCCGGTTGTCGGCCACCAGATCGGCGTATTCCTCGGCGGCGTTGGTGTAGTTCTGATAGTCCACCGGCACCTCACGCAGTCCTTCCAGTAGAGCGGCAGAGAGGCGGCCGTGGCCTTTCACGATAAAGCCGGAGAGCTTCGAGACGGTGATCGGTGCCCGCCAGCCGGTTTGCCGTATGATCCGGCCGAGCGCTTGGATCTGGGCGTCCGGGTGCGTGTTCGGGTTCTTCGGGTTCGGCACCAGTTTGGCCGCGTCCACGATCGCGTCGTGAGCGCAAAACACTGGCACGCCGTCCGCGTAGCCCTTCGGCTCTGCCTCTGTTTTATACTCCATGATCCCCGCCTCCTTTCAGTTTGCTGAGCGCTGCCTGCCGGATCCGCTCTTGCAGGTGCTCGTCTGCCTCGCCTTTGAAACGTCGCAGCTCGTATTTGTGGGCTATGTCGTCGAGCTTGCGCCCGGTGGCCGGTGTCGGTGCGTTCTGCACGTTCACCGTGTCCAGCGTCCGGGCTGCCCGGAGGATCCGGCGCTTATAGTCCCGGTTTTTCTCGCCCGGCTGCCGCCTGACACCGTAGATCGGGCCGACGTTGTTCAGGGTGAGCCCTTCCATAGACTCCCAGAGCGTGCGGGCGATTTTGCGGCGGCGCTTCCATTCCCGGTGCCGTCTCGTGGCTCGGCAGAATATGTGAGCGCCTACTGCCAGCAGCACGAAGGCCGCCATGACGGCGATCGAGATCCAGAAGTAGCTCAGCAGGACAGCGGGCCAACTCCATGTCACACGCCCGGCTATCTTGCAGCCGATCAGGATCAGCTCGGCCACGGCTGAGATCAGGCAGTAGAGGATCCACACGCCCGTGCCATTCATGCGGGTGCCTCCCGCGTTGTTTTCAGTTCTTGCCTCTGTATTTTCCTTTTGCACGTTTTAGCCTCCTTTTCATTTCTCTGCGCCATGCCCGGTTGTTATATGGGGGCACGGCCAGTCTCCGGTGGATCGGGCCGAGCACCGGCAGCTCGCTGAGCTTTCTCTGTGTTTGATCCAGCCTTGCAGCTCTGCCGCATACGTCGAGCGCCTCCCGGTCGGTGATCCCGGTCTTGTCTGCGACGAGTCGGGCCAGCCGGTCGAGCCTCTCCGGCGTGGTTTCCAGTATGGCTGCCCATTCCAGCAGCGCCATGTGATAGTCTGCGGCCTCCCTGATGTGTTTCGGTACTGTGCCGCCGGGGTAGAAGTGAGCGAGGTCGAGGTGTAGGAAATACCCGCTCACTTTCCGAGTGTTGAAAACTTTCTGGAAGTTCTCAACGGTTCTCCGTTGTTCCGTCCTTTCCTCCGGCGTCACCGTTTGTATGCGATACCCGCCGCACTCGATCCAGCCGTCTGTGGCCTGTCTTTTACTTTCTGCTCCTGCGCTCACGTTCGGCCCTCCTTCTCTGGGCCCGGTTCCCGCCGGGCTTTGTCCCGCTCTGCTGAAATGGGAGAACGAGTCCCGCTTTCAGAGCGCACTCGGTACAGAGCAGCTGCACGTTCTGCTCCTTCTGGAGCTTGTCGGCCTCCGGGTGCTTCCAGCACTTCTGGCCGCAGACTGGGCACTTCACCGGCTGCCAGTCCGGGTGGTTGGCCTGTGTGTCGCCGTTCAGGTTTTTGTCGAGCGGCAGGCAGAGGATCCCGCCCTTGTCGCTGTCTTTCCTCGGTCTGAGGTCGATCCCGTGGGCGAGCAGCTTCTCGCGGGCGTCGTTCTTCTGTTCTTCCTGTTTCACCTCGACGATCTCCACCTTGTCAGGCTCCAGAACGAACGCGCCCTGCGGCTCCCACTCCTTTGCCTTCCACGCTGCCGTGAAGTCCTCCAGCGTGTCGTAGAGGCTCAGGCCCGCCTCATTCTCCGTCTGCCATACTGTCAGCATGACGGCCTCGTCGTCGGCGTCGTCCCAGCCGTAGAGGTGCCAGTTTTCCGGGTCGTAGTCCCACTGTGAGAAGCAGAGGGTGTGGCCGTCAATAGGCCAGCCCGTACCGGTCACGCGGCCGGTGATGATCTTCGGTTTATATCCCATTTTGGTGTCCTCCTTAAAAAATTGTGTTTGCGCAGATAATGAGGGCGATCACGGCCACGAAGGCGACCGTGATCGACTCGTGCCTCTTGTTGTCTTTTTCGCCCAGAACGCCGAGCAGCAGCACCGCCGCCACGACGCCCAGCAGAATGTTGATCCCTATCATGTGTTTGTCCTCCTTTGCACCGCAGGGAGGGCCCACGGGAGCCCTCCCGGTCGGTTTCTTATGCAATTATGGTCAGCTGTTCCCGGTTTGGAATGTCGGCCAGCTTCTCCATGAGGTAGTGCTTCACATTGTCCACGGCCTGAGACTTCCAGAGGCCGCCGTCCGCTGCCACGAGTTTGAATACTGGAGCGCCGCCCCGGCCCTCGCTGATACGGAACACGAACTCGCTCGCGGGCTGCTCCACCTCCAAAAAGGTGCGGTATGGGATCAGCTTCACCGGATTGGGGACGAGCGCCGCCTCTTTGGTGGTTACGCCGGTTTTGATTACGGCCTGCTGGCTGATCCCGTCGTCGGAGTAGGTGGCCTGCTGCGTGTTCACGATATTGCTCGCCAGTACGGTGACAGCTTCCCGGTCGTCGCTTGGAGCGAAGCACGACTGCATGGACACGAGAAAAGCCTCTTGCTCATACTCGCGGCCGTAGTCGAACTGCGGCAGCAGGGCGTCCACCTCGAAAAGTGTCTCACGGTCACGTTCCGGCAGTAGCCCGGAGTATAGCAGCACCTTGGTGGCGCTCACCACCTGAATGATCATGCGTTCGCGCAGTTCCTCGCGGCTTTCCTTGATGTAGTCCACCAGAGACGTGAGAGTGGTCGCCTTGATCGGATCGGCCTTGTCCGCTGCGTCGTAGCGTCTGAGGTCTTTCGTGCAGTATGTCCTCCCGTTGATCTGGATCGTTTCCGGTTTCTCGGCCTTTACGGCCAGATTTGTGATAAAAGCGATCGCTTCCTTGATACCTTCCATGATTTTGTCCTCCTTCTGTTATGCCTGTGCGGTTTTCCCGCTGATATTTACCACGCGGCCGCCGGTCGTTTTCCGGTCGTCCGCAGTCTGTCCGGCGGTTTCGTACACTTCGCCGGTTTCCGGGTCGAAGTCGCGGCCGGGTACCGGCTTTCCGGCCTGCCGGTTCCACCGGTTCCTCAGATCCAGAGGCTTTCCGTTCGGCTGCTGTGGCTGTTCGTCCTCGTCCTCAGCTTCCTGATCCGGTTCCTCCTTTGGCGTGAGGTCAGGGAGTGACATCTGCCCCCTGATCTGCCCGTCGTACTCTGCGATCTCGATCTCACCGGTGCGAATATTGACGCCCATCACCATTTGCGTGTCGATCGCCTCGGTGGCTGCGAGCTTTGTCGTCACGGCGATCGTGGTGTTCACCACCTGCCGCGTTTTGTTGGGCGCGAACTTAATGTTGACAGTGATCCCGCGCTTTGCGGCGGCGTCGGTGTTGGGGTTCTGAATGTTCTCAGCCACCTGCATGAGTGCCTCGTTCAGCTTCTCGGTGAAGGCTCCACCGGCCAGCGTTTCGAGGTTGATGTAACTTTGCACTTTTTGTCTGCTCATTTGCTTTGCTCCTTCCTGAGCCGTTTTAATTCCCGGCGGCTCGGCCCGGTGTATGTTGTGCGATCCCAGTATTCCGGGTTATACCGGCAGCCCCGGCAGTATTCGCCGCTATGCGGGCAGCCGATACACTCGTTTATATCTCCGTACTCGTTGAAGCCGGGAGGGAGTGAGTACCATATCAGCAGCACCAGCACGGCCACGAACACGACGGCCGCTGCCGCCAGTGTGACAAGCCCCAGCACCAGCAGGGCCCGTATCGCGGGGCTCATGCTTTGGCCTCCACGCGCTGCCACACGGCCTCGGTGGCGTTCGATCTGGTAGCCTTCCTTCTGCCTACCGTCTTTACCACGCCCATGTCTTTGAGTTCCGAGAGCCTCGGTGCCACATAGTTGCGGTTGAAGTAGGGGATCCGGCCCGCAGCTACCAGCTCGTCTGTGATCTCGCTCACGGTCATGGAGCGGGTGCCGAGCACTTCGAGGATCAGGCGGCTGCGCTCCTTGCACTTCGGCAGCACGGCCTCGTAGCTTTCCCGGCGGGTTTCCTTTGTGGTTTTGTCCATGGTTTACCTCCTTTTCGGTGCTTCTCCCAGTTCTTTTCGTGCTTTCGAGAGCAGCCAGCGCCTTATGCACTCGTCGCAGGTCTTTTCGTCAACATAGATCCGGCGGCACTTTTCCACGTCGTCGTAGCGGCAGAGCCCGGCAGCCTGCATGATCTTGGCGGCGATTTTTACCGCCCGCCCTTCCACGGTGTCCTTCATGCTTTGTCCTCCTTTTCGAGTCTCAGGCAGCGGCCGCCACGGTATGCCATGCACTTGTCCCCGGCGCAGTAGCCGAGGCGCTCCTTTACGGTGTGGCCGAGCTTGCCGTCGCGTTCACGTCCATATTTCTGCCCGATCTCCTTCTTGAAGGGGCAGAGCTTCCTTGTGTCCTTCATGGTGTCCTCCTTCCATGTCAAGCCGTCCAGACGATCGCCGAGCGCCCGGTGACGCTGCACGCTCGCTTTCCGGCGTTTCTTGCTTTCCCGGCCGCCTGCGCTTTTGTGAGGATCGGCCCCACGTCGCTGCGGCTTACTTTCTGGCCCCTGTCTGCCAGTTCTGCGGCGATCTCGTTCGCCGTCATTTCCTTGTCCTTGATCAGCTCCAGCACCATGTCCCGGACGCTCAGAGCGGCGTCAGGGCTGCGCCACACAATGACGGCAGAGGGGAAGGGTGCGGCGTCCTTGGCGTTTCCTTCCTCGTCCGTGAACTTGATCCGGCCTCGGAGAAACCGCACCTCGTCGGCCTTCCCGCCGAATATGTAGTCGTGGAAGTATGAGGTGTCCGTCCGGGCCGGTATGAGCATAACAACGAGCGTGCCCGGTTTCTGGCTTTCCTCGTAGCCCTTGCGCACCCATTCCTGAATGTGTCGGCCGTATGGGGGATTGCAGAACACGCGGCACCCCCCCAGTCCTTCGAGAGCCCGTCGTCTGCGGGCGTGTAGTATTTCGCGCACTTGGCGCTCTTGTCAGTGGCCGCCGGGTCGAGGTCAAAATGGAACTCTTGATCCAGAGCTGTGAAAAGCTCCGGCGGCGTACACCAGCTCATGTTCTTGCTGCTTAATAATGCGGCGTTCATGTGTTTGCTCCTTTCTTTTCGTTGTAGTCCAGCTCTATGCCCTCCAGCAGTTTGATTACTCCGGTGATATACTGCACGCGGTAAGGTTCGAGCTCTGCCTGCTTCATGTGCTTTCGCCCGTATATCTCTTTCATGTCTCGCCAGACTTCCCACGGCACCCGGTAGAAGTCTTGGAGCCCGAAGCTCACCACGATGAAGGCAGCAGCTCCGAGGCGGTGGTGCTCTGTCAGGCTTGCCACCTGCTCGTCGGTGAGGCGGCTCTGCTCGATCCGGTCACCGTCTGTGTGTTTGGCCTCGAATACCACGGCCCGGCCTCCGGTGAGGGTGCCCTTAAAATCAGGCTGTCCGGCTTTGGTATAGCACGCGAGGAACTGGCCTTGCCGGTTTGGTGGTCGGAGCGGGCGCATGGGCTCCGGGGTCTTTTCGACGTATGCCACGCCCCTGTCTCGATACCAGCCGAGACTCGCGGTGATCATACTCTCGAAGTATTCACCGGCCCGCTTGCTCTGGAGGCCCTTCTGGCTCCGGTACACGTTCGCGAGAGCGGTCGAGGCTGTCGGATCCGGGTAGCCCTCGCTGTTCTTGCCCGGCACTGTATCCCACCTCATGTCGTGGCCTCCACGGCCATGTCCTTGCCCGGATTTCGCCGGAGTTGTTTCGCCAGCTCGGTGATCACCTCGCCGCTGATCCGCACGGTGGTGGACTCAATGGCCGCCACGCCGTTGAAGCTGCCGACGTGGGAGGGGAGAGCGATCAGCGCGTCGCCCAGCTCGTCCCCGGTGTCGTCCTCAGCTGCAGCAGCTTTCCTGCTCCGATACACTTCGGCGGCGTCCCTGACGGGGATCCCGTTCGCCTCGGCGTATGCGATCTCGTGCTTCATGCCCTCGCTTGGGTTCTGGATCCCGTACACCCAGAGCTCGTCGCACATGTCCAGCATAGCGATCCCCAGCTCCATGCCGAGATCCCTCTCGGTCTGGATCGTGTCGTTCAAGAACTGCGTGCAGTAGACGTGGGGCGCGATCGGCACCACGTCCGGCCAGCGCTCCGCAGCCTCTCGGCAGTAGCCCTGCGCCTTGATGATGTTTTTCTCCATTTCTCCCCGGCACGGGGAGCAGATATAAATAAACCGTTTTCTCATGGTTTGTCCTCCTTTTGCTGGTTCTTATTCTGTGTTGTCACCTTCCCCGGCCTCCAGTTGTGGCCTCTCGGCGGTTTCCAGCGCTTGCTCCAGTCCTCTGTACCAGATCCGGTTCATACGCTCGTCATATTCTCGGCGATCCTGTTCGCGGGTTTCGAGTAGCTTCTGGCCCTTGTCCGGCAGAGCAGTGGACGCTCTGTCGATCTGGGCGGTTATGCCCTCTGGCGTCATGGCCCGCTGCTTCTCGCGTTCATACATGGGCCCGTATTGCTGCACGAAGGCCACGCGATCCATGCCGGGCTTGCCGCCCACGCAGTAGCTCCGGTGCATTTCCCAGAGATTGCCCCAGCCGATTGTCTCGACTGCACGGGCCACGAGCGGTGGGAGCTGGTGCTGGAGGTCGCCGTGGTTATATTCCCCGACGGTGTGCAGCAGGTCGCTGACGGCCGCCCATGCCTTGTCCGGTGGTATGAGGTCAGGCCGCTGGATCTCCAGCATGATCTCCCTCAGCTCGGCCACACTCGGCGGCCATTTGCTTGTCGCTATGTGCTTATTGAGTGCCAGTGCTACGATCCGGCCGTCGTCAGTGGCGAACATGCTCGCCCAGAGGTTCACCGTGGCCGTGACGGCCTGCTCGTCTCTGAATTTGTCATAATTGGGGTAGGCGGTGACGACGATCGCCACCAGCCTTGCCGCGTCTGCTTTGTTCAAAATACGTCGCCCCCTTCCTCGTTCGCTATTATTCCGGCCAGCACGCCCATGGTGTCCGGCTTTCCGGGCCTCTGATATGTAGGCCCAGCAGTCACCAGCGGCTCGTCGTCCCAGCGCCCTTGATTGAGCCACGTCGCCGGGTTCGGGATAAAGCGGCCGCCTTCGCGCTGCCACTGATCCGTCGCTTTGGCTACGTCCACGGCTGCCATGATCCGGCTGAACAGATCAGCGTCCGGCTTGATTTTCTTCCATGCGTTGAGGGCTGCCTTTTTACCGACTTTCTTCGGGTAGAGCTTCCAGAACTCTGAAAACCGTCGTTCCTGAGCGTCCGGTTCTTTCACTGGCGTGGGGGTATGGGGGAGATCCCCCTCTGTTGGTGTACTCTGCTTTAGTCTTGTCTGGTCTTGTCTACTCTGGTTTACTCTGCCTCCGGCTTTTTGGCGGTCGTCCGGTGGTTCTTCCTCGGTCTGTCCGGCGGTCGTCCGGCGGTCGTTTGCTGCGTCAGCAGCAGCGGCAGCACGGCGGCGTCTGGAGCGGTTCTTTTCGGCCTCCCTTTGGTCGATCAGCTTTCCGGTGTACTCGTACCAGTCATGGATCTGCATGTTTCCGTCGCTTTCCACGTCCAGAAGGCCCGCGTGTGCCATGGCCTCCACGAACTTGCCCGGCTCGCCATTCCATTGTGCGGCCCTCGCGATCATGCGGTCGCTGATACCTTCGAGGGATCCACTCGGTGTGTTGTCCAGCGCCCAGAGCCAGAACGAGACAAGCAGGCCGAGCATGTGGGCGGGCTCGATTTCGAGCTCGTCAGCAGTCGCCAGCAGCTTGCGGTGATCTTTGAGTTGTTGGTGTATTTGGATCCATGCCACTGTGCGCACCTCCTTTCGTGGTTGTTTCTTGGTCTGTCCGACGGTCGTCCGGCGGTCGTTTGCCGGTCGCCTGCCGGTTATGCGTAGTTCTGGCCGCCATAGTCGCCACCGCCCATTTCTTTGCCGTCGGCGAAGTAGAGGCGGGAGGCGATCACCTCGGTGACTTTGTGTGTCTTGCCGTCGTTACCCTGATATTTCCGGGTGGAGAGACGGCCCTCTACAACGATCTGGCGTCCCTTCGTGAGCCACTTCGCTGCGAACTCAGCCTGATCTCTCCAGCATACGATCGGGATATAGTCGGGCGGTGTGTTCCTGTCCTTGCTCGGCACCTGCACGGCGAGATCGAAGCTCACCACCGGCGTGCCTCCCTGTGTGTATCTGAGTTCTACGTCCTGAGCCAGACGGCCCAGAAGTCCTACATGGTTATACATTCGCGGTTCCTCCTTGTCTCTTTGCTGCGTCCAGCGAGTTGCAGATCTCGTCGTACTGTGCCCGCGTCAGCATGTGCGGGTCTTGCTTCCCATACTGCTGCACGATCCGGGCGTCGATCTGCTGCTGCGTGATCCCGGCGTCCTCCCCCTTGCGATACATGCGGGAGAGCTGAGCGTCTGAGAGTGGCCTCTGAGCCCCTGTCTGCCCGTTCTGTGGCTGTTGGGGCGTCGGCTGGGTATTTCTACCCCCTGCGCTGCTCTGAGGCGCTGTCGGCCGCTGAGTGCTCGCTGGAGGTGGTTCTGTGCCATGGTCTGCCATGTCCGGGTCGTCGTCGCCTTGATCAATTCCGAATTTCTCGAAAAGGTAGTATTTGAGGCAGTACGTCCACGCGGATCCCTTGGCCTTGTCCGGGCCTCCGTCGTTGGTGCCGATCGCGTGGAGAGTCACCTCCAGCGTGTCCTCCGGGTTGTGAGCGTTTGTCCAGCGGATCGTCAGGTCTGCCTCATACACCCACACGATCCGGGCCCCGTTGCGGGTCTGCTGCTGGTAGGTGTGGTAGTAGAGGGCGTCGCCGTTTCCGTCGTGCCGCGTCGCCGTCTCGCCCACTATGTCAAAGTTGACGCCGTAGGCGTTCATGGCCGGGGTGAGAAGCTCGTACACGTCGAAGATCTTCGCGAACTTGTACTTCACGCCGTCCGAGTGCTGTCGCTGCACAATAGCAGGTACCGCTTCCCGGAGCTTGACAAACTTCTCTTGCAGGCTCATGGCCGTGATCGGCTTCTCGGCCGCTTCCTTCGGCGGCCCTGCTGTGGTCTTGCTCGTTGTTCCTGCCATGTCGTCCTCCTTACACGTCCACGGTGAAGGTGTCGGGCTTGTTGATGATCTCCACGCCTTCCACGATCTCGCCGGTGGTGCCGTCCACTACGGAGGCCCCGACGATCTGGAGGCGCTTCTTAAACTCGCCCCACTTCGGTTTCTCTACCGTCTGGATCATGTCGTCGTTGCCGGAGGTTTTCAGGTACTCCAGCAGCGCGTCGTCGTTCTGTTTGAGCTGCGTCCCGCCCAGTTTTAGGGTGAGCGTGCCGGACAGCAGCCGGTAGCTGTGTTTGGTCTTGGTGGTCTTGTGGGGCACCGTCTGGAAATACTCGGCGAGCTTCCCGGTCAAAAAGCTGGTGCCGTTCTGGAAACGCTTCTCAGCGGCGGCCACCTTTTCCTCGATCCTCTGGATCTGTTCGTCGGCCAGCGCCTTGATCCGGTCGAGCTCGGCCTTTTCCTCTGCGATCTTGCGCACGGCCCAGTCTGCGCAGCCGTCGTCTGTGATCCTCCACGCCGGGCGCGGGCCCTCGTCTGCCTCCGGGCGTCCGAAGGAGTCCATGTCCAGCCCCTCCAGTTCGTCCAGTGTGACGGCCGGTGGTTCCTGCTCCGTCTGCATGGCGGCCGTGGCCTGAGCCAGCGCTTCGGCGGCCTCTGCGGCTGTTACACCGGCAGCAGCAGGCCCCGTGGCGTCGCTGGGAGCCTCTGTGTGCGTTTTCTCGGCCGGGGTGGTATTCTCGGCCGCCTCTGCTGTTTCTGCCGCCTGCGCGGCCTCTGCGGCGATTTCCTGCGCCTTTTTGATTGCTTTACCCATTGTCTTGCTCTCCCTTCATTTTGCTGATAGTGTCCAGAGCTTCCCGGAGAGTCTGCCGGGTGTTCTGGTGCTCGGTGATCTCTGCGCTGAGCTTGGCCTCTGCCTCTTTCAGCTCTGCGTCCTTGTTCTGATAATACCCGTACCACTCGTCGGCGTTCTTTTTCGCCTCGTCGCGCTGGCGTTCAGCCTCAACGGCGCGGGCCGTCATGGTTCCCAGCAGCTCGGTGACGAGCTCGATCGGGTTCTTGGTCTGTTGTTCACTCATTCGTCTGTCGCCTCCTTGAAAAACTTGTGCCCGTTAATCGTCAGGACGTAAACCTGCGTCTCGTGCCATTCCCCGGACACGAGGGCCGGGGCGTAGAAATATTTGATCGGTTCGCTGGTGGCGACTTGTCCGAAGTCGAACACGGCCTGCACGGCCTCCAGAGACTCCCACGAAGGTTCCGGCCTCCGTTTGGAATAGCCATACCTTGCGAACACTTCGGCGGGTCGGATCCCTTCGTCCTCGCACATTTGGAGCACGCACTGAGCCACGGCCACCTTGCCAGCGTATGGCTCGCCGACTGCCTCGGCGGTGATCACGCTCGCAATCTCCCAGCGCTCGGCGTCTGTCAGCTCGTAGCGCTTTTCGTATCCGGCTTCGCGGGCCCATGCGTCCGTCATTTCCTGCCACATTACCGGCGTACCGTCGCCGCTGTTGAAGTAGTAGGTCGGCGGCGTCGGCGCTGCCGTCACCGTTTCGATCGCTGCCGCCTCTGTTGTCGCCGGTTCCTCTCCGGGAGCCGTGCAGCGAGTGAGGACGATCACGGCCACGATCACCACCGCTGTGAGTATGAGCGGGCGGTGGTAGTTCTTGAAAAGTGAGGCAGCCCGGTGTATAATGGTTCTGGGCTTTCGGCGTCTGCGTCGTCTGCCTGAGCTGGATCGGTAGCCCGGTTGCGTCGGGCTGCCGGTCTTTTTTCGTTCTTCGATCATGCTGCTACCTCCAGTTATTTCTCACGCGAGCCGGGAGCGTATAGCCGGGGCTCTGCATGTACTTGTTGAAGTTCTGCGGCCAGTAGGTCACGCCGGTGAGGCGTCGGCCGCTGACGCCGTACTTCGGGTTATACCCGAATACGTTCACATAGGTGAGTAGGTCGGCCCGCTCGCTGTCCATGGCCTTGCATACCTCGAAAAGCGCCGCCACGTCGTCGATCGCCCGGTGTGAGTTCTGCACCTTGCCCTCCAGCTTGTAGGCGACGATCGCGTTCGCCAGCTTGTGAGGGTAGGCCCTCCGGTCTTTGTAAACCGTGAGGCTGTCGAGATAGTCGGCGCGGTGCAGAAGCCCGACGGAGAGAACGGTCGAGCGCGTCGCCATGGCCTCTACGAATAAGATGTCAAACTGCGCATTGTGGGCCACCAGCAGCACCCGGCCTTTGCTGTCGTTGATTATCCGGGCGAAGGTTGCTGCAGCTTCGCCCTCAGTCACGCCCTCAGCCTCCAGTGTGGCGTCCGTGATCCCGGTCAGCTCCGTGATCTTCTCCGGGAGCCTCTGGCCCTCTGGCAGCCTCACAAACAGATCGGCGGTGTCGGCCACTCGCAGCAGGCCCTTGTCGCTCTGCTCGATCCTGATTGCCGCCAGTTCAATGATCTGGCAGGTGTCAGCGTCGAGGCCGGTCGTCTCGGTATCAAAGAACACGACGGCCGCGTATTTCTTGAAAATGTCCCGGAGTTCATTCACGGCCGCCCACCTCCTTGCTGATCGTGATCGAGGTCGTCATGGCGAGCTGCGCTTGCTTCGCTGCTGCTTCGTAGATCTCGACGGCCGCGCTCGTCTGTGCCATAATGCCGAGCAGGGCGGTGGCTTCTTTGAGCTCCGTCTCGTCAGCGTCGAGCACCTTCGCTGTCATGTCGTGGATCCCCTCGGCCGTGTCATACCGGCAGAGCTTCGCGAGCTGCCCGGCGAGGATCACGCGCATGAGGCCCGGCAGCGTCATGTAGTCGTCGCCTGTCTTGTCCTGCTGCTCCGGCGTTTCCTTGTCCAGATTGTCCAGAGATCCAGAGTCGCCAGAGTACCGGACAAAAGCGGGCCGGAAGCCGACGTCCGTGTTCGAGTTCGAGCGGGCATAGTTGCCGTCGAGGTAGAACACGCCCGCGCCCGCACCGCTGTTCCAGCTGCCCCCGCGATACACGCAGCGCTCGTCGTTGGTGTCCAGCCAGAAGTAGTCGGTGCCTTCGTAGCCGTCCGCAGGGTAGAGGCCAAGTTTGATCAGTTCGTCGAGGTCGTCAACCTCTCCGGCCTCCAGATCAGTGAAGGGCACGCCGTCCCACGCTTTGTCCTCCGGCTCGTATGGCTGGAGAGTGATCTCGTCGTCCTGCACGTTGAAATAAATCGGATCCCCGTCCGCTGTGTAGATGTTCACCCACTCCGGGGAGTCCTTCGACTGATCCGCACCGGCGGCAGCCTCATTGTTCGGGATCACCTGCACCTTGCCGTCTACGAAGCGGATCCCGCCGACGTGTTCCCATACGTTGCCGCACATGTCGGCGACGCCCTCGGCCGTGTGGTCGTGGCTCCACGTCACCGGGCCGGATCCGGTCAGGGTCTTTCCGTAGCCGTCCTCGTATGTAGTGCCGGTTTCCTCCGGGTGGCTGTGGCTCTTTCCGCTTGCCGTGTTACCACGGGGGAGGGTGCCGTTCTTTCGGCTCTGGTGAGCCAGTGCCGCCCATTCGTCGTTCGTGATCAGGTGCCAGCCGGGCCCCTTAGCCTCGCAGAGTTGGATCGCCTCGTCGTGTGTCACGTTCACGGCGGGTTTCTGATAGGGCAGCGAGTGAGGCACGCCGCCGATCATTGTCGCCGGGTACTTGGCGATCAGGTACGCCTCCACCTTTCGCCCTTTGAGTTCAGCCGGGAGGCCCAGCTCGTCAGGTGTAAAACTCACCATAATGTCCGGGATCCCCCGTCCGTCAAAAATAACCTCGTTTTTCATGTGTTCGCTCCTTTCAATTTCTGCTGGCGTTCCTGCTGCCAGCGCTTATAGTCGGCCATGACGGCCGGGTTCTCAAATAATCGGGCGACGCCGCCGATCACCGTCCGGCACATGGCGTCACTCTGGTGCGAAGGGATCGCGGCGGTATCTACTGCCACGGCCTCCGGTGTTCTCGTTTTGACGATCTTCACGGCTCTGCGCCTCCTTCCTTCGTTTTGCTCTGCACCACGGGCAGAGGTAGCCGCTCCATGGGATCACGGCCTGCTTGCTGACGTTCCATTCGAGCCCGCACTCCCGGCACGTCTCGAAGCGTGCGTTCACGCTCCGGGGGCGAGAACGGGCTCGCGTCGGTTTCGGGTTTCCTCGCCCGTTGCAAGCTGCCCGGCGCTCTGGGCCGTCTCTGCCTCTGCGTCTTTCGGCTTTTTGTCCTGACAGTCGCAGCGCTCGTTCGGATCCAGATTGCAGCCACAATACGGGTAGACACGGTAGGGCGTACTTTTCGCCATGTGATCACCTCCTTATCCTCCGGCGGCGGCCAGCTTCGCGGTGAGCTGCTGCATGAGTCGTCGTCGGTACTTTTTCCGGGTTCTTGCCTTCTTGGCGTGCTTGTATAGGTGCCACCACTTCGGGTGGTCGTTTGCTTTGTAGAGCATGGCGTCCACGAACTTGTCCACGGACTCGCGGACGATCCGGGCCGCCGTTCTCACTGCCTCCAGCAGCCACTCGCCGAACTTCTGGATCGCTTGCGCGGCTCTCTCGATCCCTTCCTGCGCCACTTGGAGGAAGGCCGGAGCCGTTTCTTTCGTGATCGTGATCTCCAGTGTCATGCTGTCGGGCGGCTTTTCTTCTCGCTGCTTGTCTGCTGCTATGAGCTCGTGCATGTGCTCGTAGTCCTCCGGGCTCATGCAGCCGTCGTAGACGTAGGGATCCGGGCCCTCGGTGGTCTGCTTGCCGTACCACGGCATGTCAGCCGGTATGCCCTCCGGGCGCGGCTCCGGTTCGGCGGGAAAAGCGGTCGAGCCGTCCAGCGTGTTGTAGCCGTTCTCGTAGTGCCAGCGGATCCCGTCTGCCAGCTCTGCCACCGTCATGTCCTCGCCGAAGTGGCCGCAGTAGTAGCCGTTCAGCATGACGGCCCCCGGATCCTGTGCCAGCACTTCGCGGGCGGTGTCGAGGTCGTCAGGCTCGAAGGTGTCGGTGTCCGGGTCAAGCCATACGGCCGTTGCGTTCCAACTGCGGCCGGTTTTCCAGACGATCACCCACGCGATCCCGTCCCGGATCTCGTCGGCGTAGTCTCTTGTGATCGTGTTCAGTGCTGCCATGGCGCACCTCCTTTCATTCTGCAAAGTCTGGCGTGATAGGTTCGCTGCTGAACAGATAGGCGATTGTGCAGGAGGGGAAATATGCCTCTTGCACCTTGAAGGCTTTCCCGATTGGAAAATCCCCTTTGCCTTTCAGCCAGTTGTTCACGGTGTCGGGTGAGCGTCCGATCGCGCCCGCTATGTCTTTAGCTGTGATGTTGCGGCGTGTCATTTCCGCGACCAGATTTGGGTATGCCATTCTGTATCCTCCTTTCGTGTTTTGGCCTGCCTCGTCGGTGCTGGTGGGCCGGTTCCAGCAGACGCCCCGCCGTGGGGCGTTTCGGCTATGCGAGTTTACGGTGGAAAAATGCGCCACGGTTGCCGGTCGTCGGCATGTCGCTGGCGTTGAACTGCTGCTCGGTGTAGTAGTCGGAGCAGTTCAGGCAGCCCGGTGTCCGGTCAGGGTAGTGGGCCCGGAAAATGGCGTGGGCTTGTTTCATGTTCTCAGCCTCGACTTCTACCCAGCCGCCTTGGAATGGGAAGCGCTCGTCGCTCCCGAAGGTGTAAAAGACTTTCATGTGAGCGCCTCCTTTCAGCAGCAGGCGGTGAGGATCTGCTGGATCCTCGCCTTGCTGGTTCTTTGGTATGCCGTGTAAAATATCCGGCCCGCTATTTCCTGATTGAGCCCGTAGTGCCCGTCTGCGTAGTGCTTTATGAGCCACACCTTGCGCGGGTTCCAACGGTCTGTGTGCCTTGTCACGGTGGTGCCGTTTGCTCTGTGTCTCTTTTTCATGCCGCTGCCTCCTTCCTTAGTGCAGATACGGCCGCAGGTTGTCGTTCTGGAGCTCGTAGCTCATGCAGCCGCAGTCGAAGCGGATATAGTTCCAGTCGGTCGCGTTATAGAGCGGGGCCCGGTCGATCTCGCCGACTTTGCGGAGCTGCCGGTGCCGGTTGACTTCGTACTGCGGGATCGTGCGGTGGATCTTGATCTTCTCCTTGGCGAAGCCGTACCAGTCATAAAGCAGATCCTTGGCCTCGTCGTCTGTGAGCGTCCGGGTGCCTCCAGCGGTTTGCAGTCTGGTATAGTCTGCCTGCTGCACGTTGCTGGTGTCCTCGTAGGGCTTCCACTCCAGTTCGCGCTCCAGCCTGTCCTCCAGCTCCTTGATCCGCTTCTCCGTGGCTTCTGCTTCCTTGGCCGCTTTCTGCTGGGCTTTGATCTGTGCCATGTCTACGGTGCGCTGGATCTTCTCGGCCAGCCCGTTGTCGTTCTTCTTGTAGGCTTTGCAAAATGCCACCTTGTCGCCGGAAAAGTCTGAGTAAGCAGCTTCGATCTGAGCGTAGAGCTCGGCGGTGGGGTAAAAGCCTGTCAGCTTTTCAAATTCTTCTCTCATCATGGTTTGGTTCGCTCCTTTTCTTGGTGTGCCCCGCCCGTTTCTTTCGGGATCCTCCGGGGCCGTTTTTCCGGTACGCCGGAAAACTAATTATAATTATAGCGGCTGACCGGAAAAAGTCAAGCCCTTTTTTGAAAATTTTCCGGGAAACCGGAAAAAATTATTTACAAGCCGAGTTTTTGCTGCTATAATAATGGGGAAGGAGGTGATCAAAGACTTGGACGAGAGTGTGGGCGAAAAGCTCAAAAACATTTTACGCTCCCGCAATATGAGGCCGTCGCAGCTTGCGCAGGCTGCTGGGCTCAGTACGTCTACCGTGGACGACATTATAAAAGGCAAGACGAACGAGCTCAGTGTCGGCGTTGATAAAATGCTAAAGATAGCCGAGGCACTCGGCGTCACTGTCGAGGAACTCTACGAGCGGGGGAAGCCTCCAGATCCGGGAGAGCGTCAGCTCCTTGATCGGTTCCGTTCTCTGAACGAGGAAGGCCGGGAGAAGGCTCTCGATTATTTGGACGATCTCGTTGATACTGGCAAATATAAAAAACGTGATCCGTCTGGAGTGGTACTGGAAGCGTAAACGGTAAAATGCCGGGGCCGCCCCCTCTACGGAGGGGGCAGTTCCGGTTAAAAAATAAAAAAGCCCGCATTTCTGCGGGCAGGAAGGTGTGAAAATATGGGGCTTTTTAGCAAAAAGGAAAAGGCGACGTTTTACAAGTTTCTGGTGGTGGACGGGTGCGTGCCGTCCATGTCTGCGCCGTCAACGGTGAAGATCTCGCTGTTGCCTGATCGGCTGGAGATCCGGCAGATTATCGGAGGCAAGGCCGTGGCCTACCTCGGCTATGATCAGATTAAAGCCGCCGAGAAGGTGAACGAGAAGCAGGTCAGTGAAGTGGACAAGAGCGTGATCGGCCGGGCCGTGGTCGGCGGTGTCCTGATCGGCTCCCTCGGTGCCGTGGTGGGCGGCATGTCCGGCGTAGGCAAAAAGCAGAAAACGGTCTGGAAAGATTTCTTTGTGATAAACTACACGGCAGCAGGTAGCAGCGAGCCCTCCGTTCTGTCGTTTGAAATGGTCGGGCCTCCGGTCGGTTTCGCTCCGTTCCTCTCGGAGTTGAAGCAGCGGGCTGGGATCCCGGACGCCCCGAAGTCAGAGACGGGGCCGATCGTTCTGTAATGGCTCAGAAAAAAGCGAGGGCCCCGGAGGTTCTGATCCCGGCGGTGATATATGCCCGGTACTCCAGCAGCGGCCAGCGTGAAGAAAGTATAGAGGGCCAGCTCCGGGAGTGCCACGAGTTCGCCCGGAGGAACGGCCTCACGGTCGTGGGCGAATATATAGACAAGGCACTCACCGGCCGGACGGATCGGCGGCCAGATTTCCAGCGTATGCTCCGGGATTGTGAGCGCGGCGTGTTTAAGGCCGTGATCTGCTGGAAAATGGATCGTTTCGCCCGTAATAGGTACGACTCGGCCATGTATAAGTACAAACTCAAAAAGAACGGCGTCCGCATATTCTACGCAAAAGAGTCGATCCCGGAGGGCCCGGAGGGCATTATTCTGGAGTCGGTCATGGAAGGGTACGCCGAGTATTACAGTGAAAACCTGAGCCAGAACGTGAAGCGAGGGTATTATGACAGCGCTCTGGAGCTCAAAACGCTGGGCCAGACTGTCCTCGGACTCAGGAAGGGAGCAGACGGCCGCTTTGAGTTGGATCCGGCCACGGCCCCGGTGGTTCGCCGGATCTTCGAGGAATACGCCGCCGGGGACTCTGCGAAGGAGATATACACGCGCCTGAACGCTGAGGGCTACCGCACGAGCCGGGGCGGCCTGTTTAATAAAAACAGTTTGCGCCGGATCCTCCAGAACGAGAAGTACGTCGGCGTGTATGAGTTTAAGGACATAAGGGTGGAGGGTGCGATCCCGGCCATAGTGGAGCGGGAGCTGTTCGAGAAGTGTCAGAGCATGGTCGAACGCCACCACCGGGCACCGGCAGCGCTGCGTGAGACTTCGTTTCTGCTCACCGCGAAGCTGTTCTGCGGCCATTGTGGTGAGCCTATGACGGGCGACGGCGGCACCAGCCGCACGGGCCGCGTGTATTATTATTACACTTGTAACGGCCGCAGGGCTCACAAGTGCAAAAAAGAACGGGCCCCGAAGGCATGGATCGAGCAGTTGGTGATCGACGAGCTGGTGGCCCTGATCCACTCGGACGACTTCGTGAACGAGGTCGCCGACAAGTGCATGGAATACCAGCAGCGGACGAAGGACGACAGCGCCCTTCGAGGTCTGGAGGCTCGCCAGAAGGAAAACGAGCGGGCGATCCAGAACATGCTCGCAGCCATTGAGGCCGGGATCATAACGCCCAGCACGAAGTCCCGGCTCATGGAGTTGGAGGCCGAGCGGGCCCAGATTGAGAAGGGGATCGCTCAGCAGCTCATAAGCGAGCCGGAGCTGGAGCGGGATCAGGTGGTCTACTTCTTGGAGCGGTTCAGGTCTGGCGACGTGAACGACGAGGGGTACCGCGCTTTTCTTGTCGATACGTTTCTAAACGCTGTGTACCTCTACGACGACGACAAACTGGTGCTGGTGCTTAATTATACCGGCGAGCGTTGCAAGGTCACGCTGGAGCTCGTGGAGGCAGCGGTGGAGGGTGATCCGGGCGGTTCGTGTTTTGCGCCGTCCGGCGCATCATGA